TTTTAGGCAATCCAAAAACTAACAAAATTATGTCAACCAAAGAAGCAGATGAATATTATTTTGACAAAAAAAAAGGTATTCAACATATGCAAGCAAGATATATGCTAATTTTAGAATTGCAACAATATATCACTGAAGAAACAATGCTACCATTTATTTATGATAGATATATGGTATGTAAAATATTACAAATAAGTTATAGTACTTATAATATGTATATTGATGATGCAAATAATAATATGAATTTAAACGGTAATGATGAAGTAGGCGATTTATTTTTAGATATTGAAAGTATGTTGCTTTCTGATAGAATCTCAAGTGCAGAAAACAAAATTAAAGATGGTTCATCGATTGATAGAACAAATCGATACAAAAAGCAAAATGGTGGTTTTGGTGTTACGTTTGAAAAAGATACTTCAAGAGATGGCAAGAAAGAAATCATAGTAAGTACTGAAGATGCACAAAAGAAGTTAAGTACGTTTGGTTTTTCACAAATTTTAATAGAAAATAACGAAAAAAAAGAGTAAAAGTATTGACAAATAAATAAAATAGGTGTAAAATGGTGGTGTACTTTTTGAAAGAGAGTGCGTGATTGGAGAGATAGAATATGATTTATAGTTATCAAAGAGTAAGTTCAAAAGAACAAAACCTTGCACGGCAAGAAGAAGCGTTTGAAAAGTGGTGCAATGAAAATGGTATTAATTCAAAAGATTGTTTAATATTTGCTGACAAACAAAGTGGTAAGGACTTTGAAAGAAAGAATTATCAACTAATGTTGGAAGAACTTAAACAAGGCGATGTATTAGTAATTAAATCAATTGATCGTTTAGGAAGAAATTATGATCTAATCATTGCAGAATGGACTAAAATTACAAAAAGTATTAAAGCTGATATAGTTGTAATTGATATGCCACTACTTGATACTAGAGATAAAAAAGAAAACTTAACAGGTAAGTTTATAAGTGATATAGTATTACAATTATTAAGTTATGTTGCAGAAACTGAAAGAAATAATATCAAGCAACGACAACGTGAGGGCATCGACATAGCATTACAAAATGGTGTGAAATTTGGTGCAAAAGAAAAAATCACTAATCAAAAAGAAATTGACAATTTTAAAACTGATTATATATCAGGGATGAAATATATAGATATTCAAAATAAGTATAATTTAACAAAACCAACAATTATAAACATGGCAAAAAAACTTGGTTTACCAAGTAGAAACAAAACAGTTAAAGCAATTTAAAACGCAACCGCTACTCTGTATTCCTACCTTTACACAGAGCCAAATAAACAAATTTTTCTAAAGAAAGGCGGATTTGTTTTCATAATTTCATCTTTGCTAGTAAGATGTCATGTATCCTTTTCTATTATTAGTTAGTTAGTTTTTAAATTTAACCCCCGATAATTATAATTTAATAGCAAAAAGAAATATTTATTTGTTTACAAAAAAAGTTTGATTTACTAGCGGTCAAACTTTTTATTTTTTACTTGACAAACATATGTTATGGTGGTATAATACAAGTGTTTTTGTTGATTGACATAAAAACACCTCCTTTTTTTGATACAAGTTTTTTTGGTTTCTTTATAAAAACCATTATTCCCCTATTAAAGCAAGCTGGAAACGGTTTGCTTTTTTGTTTTATTTAATCAAGCTCAAAAAAGGGCATTATTTTAATTTTAACCACTATACCCTTGATAATTTATCACTTTGAAATAGAAAATTTGAAAAATAGCCAAAATTTAGGCTCATTTATGAAAATACAACCGATTTAAACACTGATATTTTCTTAATGCTAAAAAATTTGCTGAGTTAAATCAATGACACACCCCCTTTAGCAAATTATATAGTGCATAATATTTTTTTGAAAAAAGGTATTAATATATAAAGTTCTAAAAATTTGCAACAGCAAAATTAGGATACACCCCTTTTTGGTAGTCTCAGATAGCAACACAAAAAATTTCAAAAAGTAGGGTGATATCTTAAAATTGCATTTAACAAGTTATTAAGCAAAAATTGCCTATTTAAAATAGCAATAATTTTAATAAAAAATGCGTGTTTTAGTTGTGGTTATCTTGTGTGTTATGGAAACGTTTACATAAAAAATAATGTGTTGAATGTATTGACAAAAATATAAAAAAAGTGTAAAATGTAAGTGCTTTTAAATAAACAAAGCAACGGAGGTTAAAATTATGAATAAATACATTAAAGAAAATTTAAAAAAATTGAGAGAGAAAAAAACAACAGATGATTTAGATTTATATTTGTTGTGTGTTAAACATTGGGGCACTGCTTGGTGTGGTGTTTCTGCAAATTGGAAAGAAATAGAAGATAAAGAAGAAGAGGAGTAAAAAAACATGAAAACATATACAAAAAATTTAAAAATAGTTAAAATTGAGCGTTTGAAAAATTCGGTTTATGGTAACCCTGCATATAAAATGCTTGTTGAAGATGAAAACGGCAAGCAATACGAAGGCAGAACCGCATCAGATGCATCAATAGCATACACATTAAGCACTAGCGATATAAACCAAATTTATAACATTCAATATCATTATACTAAAAACAATAATATCATTTTTGATTATGCATGCTATAAGGTGGATATCAAATCAATTGAAGAAGAAATCAAGAATTTACAAAATACTTGTGTAAGATTAAAAAATGATAACGAATATACAAAAATTTATAAAAAAACACTAAAAAAAATAGAAGAATTAAAAAAAGAGTTAAGCGAGCTTAAAAAAGCGGACAGAATAACATTATATACTTATAGCGATGTTGGATCTGTCAAAATTGGGAATGATAACTTTAATATTTTAGTGCCGAACGGATACGGCGATGGATGCACAACGGTGTTGATTTTGGGCAAAAACGAAGAACCAAGAGAAAACAACCATTATATTTGCACAATTGAAGGCGATTATGGCATATATTCGTATGATTTAGGCGATGAAGTGATATATCAAATACATGGTAAATATAATATATATAATAGTCATAATGGTGTTGTGGTTTTTAAAAAAATAAGTGATTAAAGAGGTATTTAAAAATGAAAAAAAATTTTTTAGCAAGAATTTACGAAGAAGGCGAATTTAAAGTAAAAAATGTAGTTGTTAAAAAAAACGATTTTGACACCTACCTATATTCACCAATTTTTAAAGAAAATGAAGAAATAAAAAACAAATATTATCCGCAGTATATCATCTTTGACAGAAAAACAGGCTTTGCGATTGTGCATGCAGATTCAAAAAAAGAATGTATTCAAAAATATGAAAAAGCTATAGAACGCTTTAGAACCCTTCAAAAGTCTAAAAATTATCAAATATATATCAATGAATATTTAGAATTATGTAGAAATTATTGTAATAAAGAAGTAGAAAAAATAGATGATTTGTTTTATCAAAATTTGACTAAAGAACAAAAAGAAAATTTAAAAAAAATTAAAGAATTTTTAGAAAAAGAAAATGACAAAGCAAGAGAACATCAAAAAGCAAGGGGGGTGCGATAGTGCTAATTTTGTGGGCGTTTTTCTGGTTTTTCTATTATTTAGTTTCAAATCAAAAATAAATATTTTTAAAAATAAAAGCAGGTTAAAAACTGCTTTTTTCTTTTTTGGTTTCCTGCAAACTCTCCAAAATCAAACAAATGCATAAATATTTAGCTTTTCAAATATCAATCGCTTATATGGGGCTTTTAAAGTTTAAAATTACTAAAAATAATAGTATTGATCGATTTAAGCAAATCTATAAATAAACATGTTGATAATTAATAGTTAACTTTTTAACTGGTGATTAAAAATAACTAATTTAAAATTAACTAATAAATAACTAGCTAACTTAATAATTAATAAATCAAATGTTAAAAATTAAAGCTGTATAATAAATAGCTTTTAAATTATATTATTAAAAAAATTGTAATAAATAAGTTTATAAGGCTTAATTTAAAGCTAATATAATAAAGCAATATTTAAAAAAGAAGTATGTATTTAATGCTTATATATTAATATATTATAAAAAAATTGAAAGAATTTGTTGTAATAATAATGCTTAATAAATATTAAAAATAAATATCAAAAGTTATATAATTAATTTATATAATAATTATAAAAAACTATGATATTTTGTCTTGCGTAATGCCTGAATTTTTGCGATTTTTTCCTACACACATTATATATATAATTATAAATTTTTTAAAAAAGTAGCATAAAAACTAAAAATAAACATTAAAAAAGTAAAACAAAGTACACTTTGTTAAACTTTACACAAAACAACCAAAATTAAAATAAGCCTAAAAAAAGGCTAAATTTAAAGTTTTACTCTATGGGTGCTTGTAATTTATCACAAAAACAAATAAAATCTAAAAATAAGCGGTTTTTAAGGCTCAAATTTGAAAACGAAAGTATAAGAAAGAATGAGAATACAAGAAAGAACCAAAAATAACCCCCCTACCCTATTTTTTGAAAGTTTATAAGGTAGTATCATTACCTCTATACCATTTCTCCATCATTTTCAATTTGCAAAAACCTCAATTCCCTCTTGCCAAAAGAAAAATTCTGTGGTATAATTCAATCACGAGTAAACGAGAAACGAGGCGATAGCGATGTGGGTAATTGGTGTTGTAAAATTTTTGAATAAGTTGCCAAAAGGGTTGCGAGTAGTGATCTATGTGTTGTTAGGTCTGACAGTGGTTTTTTGGGTGTTGTTTTTGTTAGCTCAAATTTTGGAAGTTGTCAGGAAGGTCGTGCATTGGATGTCGCAAAAGTCGGTTTTCTGGACTGGCTTTTATGCTTTGATAATTTTGTGTGTGGGGACTTTTTTAGTTGCAGAATTTGTGTTGCATTTAGGTTGGTGGGACAAGTTAGTCGCTTTTTTCACAAATTGGTTTAATGCCGTACGTGAATTTATTGGCGGAAAAATATCGGGTAAATAAAATGAAACACGTGGGTGCGTGTAAAACGTTTGACAAAGTATCTATGTGTATGATAATATTAATTTTGACCAAGCAGTAAGGTCATTAAATAATATCTGTATGGATCATACTGTAGATTGCTTCGGCACTATGGTTAAAAAAGAATATTATAACTTTGCATACTAGAAAGGCTTGGGTAATGCCTAAATCCAAATATTTCATTTAGTAGGTTATAATATTTATAATAGTTCCCACCACGCCTCTGATTTAAGCGTACCATGGTGGGCCTTTTTTATTCGTATGTTTCTTGACAATTTTTCTTAAACATGTTATAATGCCAGTGTAATAAGTCATTGTTTGTTAAATGAACGAATGCATCTTATTATTTTGGATCGTATATCGAAATTTTTAGGTTGAAGAACCGTAAAAAGCCGTGATGGGATGTCGTAAAATTTGCTAGTACTCCGAAATTGCGAAATATCCTAAAAATAATTACGCTAGCAGTAGTGAAACGATGTGCGTGGCAATCACCTAATTGCTAGTTTTAGGTGTTTTTTTAGTAGTGATTATATTCCTTGTGTTTTAGCAAGGGGGAAATTAGGGCTGAGGCTCTTTTTTTCTTGTTTTCTTGACAAAAATTTAAAAGCGTGGTATAATGTAGTTGCTTCAAGTATTTGAGGCTCTATCAATCACTATATAAATATATTTATTTCATCTTCCAAAAAATGAATTTATATGTATTTATGTCACGTTCTTTCAGAAAAAGGCTTGCATTAAAAAAAGTGAAAATGTGAGTTTTTTTCTTGACAAGGCTTGGACAAGTGTTGTATAATGTAGTTGCTTTTTCAAGAGGAGGTAAAAAATGAAATTAAGCGATTGTAAAGATGATAAACTAAAAAAAAGGAGTGGGAGAAATGAAAATTAAGAAAAAGTTAAGAGATTTATTACCCTGTGAGTACGAAGTTTGGATTGATAAAAAATGCCCTCCACAACGTTGTACCACTTGTGTATTTGCAAATGTAGTATGTAGTACTTTGGATGATAATTGTTGGTTTTACCACCAAGAACAGTATTCTGATAAATTCTTAAATAAAAAAATAGAAGTAGATATATTAACACCAGAAGAAAAAGAATATTTAGAGGGCATTTTAGAACCTATAAAAAATAAAGTTAGGTCGATTACAAAAAGGCAAAGTAAAAATAGCACTATAGCGTATATACACATATCTATTGATAATAGTGATCTAGATTGTAGTTTTGATAGTATAACTTTGAATTACTCTAAAGCCGATACTGCATATGTTAATATGGAGTCAAATAGAGAATATAAGTTAGAAGAATTAGGATTATTTGAATAGGAGGAATAAGATTATGGAAAACAAATTACAAATAAAAGGTCTATATTTAAATGGTGAAGTGATTTTTGCTAAAGAATTAGGAACAATTGGAGAAGAAACACCAATCAAGGACAAAAACGGTGTTCAATTAAAAGTAGGTGACTTGGTTTTTGGTAAAGCAGGTTCAAGTTTTTGTTGTGTACCAATAGCAAAAGATGAAGGCAAATGTTATGCACATGGTTTTGGAGTTTGCTTTAATGTTAATGGCAGTTATTCAAGTGACTTACAAATTGAAAAAGTAAAAGGCTGTGAAGATATAGAATTAGGGTCTAAAATGCCAATTCCAAGTACACAATTTCCAATTCTAGCAATACAATATGGTGAAAAAGATGTTTAGAATAGTAGAATTAGAAGATTGTGAAATAAAACAATACGTATTTTTGACTGATGCAGAAAGCGTTGAAAGCCAATTGGCTGACATTTACGATGCACTAAAAGATAAACCTTTACAATATAAGTTTGGCAGTTCGTTTACTATTATTGTCGATACTTTTTTGAGAAGTGGTTTTAGAGATAATCGCTTTATTGCAATTACGTTTGCTGATGGTAAGTATGTGAGTAGCTTGATAGTTGATTATGATAGTGTTCCGTATGCATTAAAAAGAAAAAGTTTTGAATTGATATATGATGAGGTTAACTTATTAGATGATAGTTTAATTTCTAAAAGGTGTGTTGATGTTATGAAACAATTTATTGCGTATACAAAAGTTATGGTGAGCAGGCTTTATGACCAAAAGTGAAATTAAAAAACAATTAAATAGTTATACCAAAAAGCAATTAGTAGAGGCTTTGAGTGATATATTATCTTTAAATTATGATTATATATTTTATGAGATAGTGGGAAAAATAAATCGAAACATTTTTGACAATGAAAAAATTAGACTAAATATGGCACAAAAAGAATGGGAAACAGCTAGTGCAAATAAAATAAATTATTTGAAAAATTTAAAAGTTGTTAATGTTAGTGAACTTAAACCATCTCAATATAAAAAATTTATACAACTTGTAAGTGCTGAGCAAAAGGCTTGGACAAAATTAGAAAAGCTACAAGATGAACAATTAGATAGGCTTTGTCAAACTGACAATATTATGAGAGAGAAAAATTAAAAATTTTTTGAAAGGAGCAAGCAAAAAAATGAGTAATACAAAATATGCAAAAGTATTATTAGGTAGAAATAAAATCTACCCTATTTATAAAATTAATTACGAGACTAAACAAGTCACTTTAAAAGAAAGCGAAAAAGTTTTCTTAACAGTATTATTGAAGGATGTTGAAATGATTTATGACAGATTTGAAAATTGAAGCGGAAAAAAGGCGGAAAAATTTTTGCAATAATCTTGATTGGTCTAAATTAGAAAATTCTATAAATGGTTATTTAGGGTTAAACTTAGAATTTACTCATACAATTGGTGAAAGCATTAAAGATGGTATTTGGTTTTATTCAAACGAAAATTTATGTAACCATAATCTTTTATTGTCAAAAATGTTTAAAAATTGTGTTATTGATACAGTGAAAGTTGAACAATGGGTAGAAGGAATAGAAGCAGATTATTGTTGGTTTTCATTGCATATTTATTTTATATGCTTGCCACAAAATAATAAAGGTGAAGAAGAATTGCAAAAAATATTTTTTTGTAGGGCGGATTGCGAAAATGGTCTTTGGAAAAATATAATTTTTGTAAATGAAAAAGATAGCCTTTATAATATTATAGGAAAACAGGAGGTTTATTGATTATGACATTTAAAGATTTGAATATAACAAATACAACGTTGTTTTGTCCAAGATTTAATGAAAGGCAAGATAAATATGATGCCCAATTTAATGAATATTTATTGCCTTTTCAAGTAAACGATGAAGTATATTTGATAGATACATATCACATCAAAATTTTTGGTGATAACCCTATAAAATATTATAAAAGATATTTGGAAAAATTAGATGAATGTAATGTGGTTTATGATCATATACCATTTGTTGAAAATTTTAGTTTCAAACATGCGTATAAAATTACATCGCAAGAAGATTTAGAATATCGGTTTTATTATATTTGCGATTTAAAAGACTATCGTTGTTGTGATGGCGACACATCTAATGATTATAGCAGTTTTGTTTCAAAAAATGTTTGCTTGACATATAGAGATTACGAGCATTTGACTATGCTTGTTAAAAAACAAGCTTCAAAAAAACTTGATTTGCAACTTCAAAATTTGCGTAGCCAAATATTCAAGGCTATTGAAAAGCCATCTGTTAAATGTGATTGTGAGTATAAAATTGAAGATTTAAAACAATTAATTTCAAAAAACTCTATTTGTGATTGGGACAAAAAAGAGTGTAATAAAATTTTAGAATGGTACGATTATATGAGTAAAATTAGTGAAGAAATAGACAAAAAGTACGAAGAAATTTTTTTTGAAAGAGGTAAATAAATGTGACTGAAGAATACACAAAAATTTATTGTGAAAGTATGGCGAAGAGTTTAGATGACAAGCTCTTCTTCTTAAATGAAATAGATATTAATGACTATGATTATATAGTTGATTTTGGATGTGCGGATGGTCGAATACTTGAGGTTCTTGATGAAAAGTTAACAAACAAAAAAACAATATTAGTTGGCATTGAGAAAAATAAAGTAATGACTGACCAATTAGTATTATTAGCAGCTAGAGCAAAACATACTATGCTAGTTTCAACCGAATTAATAATTGGTGATGAAATTTATAATCTTTTGGAAAAAGCAGGCAAGAAAAAACTTATTATTTTTAGTAGCGTGTTGCACGAATATGATTGGGAAAATTTTAAACCATTCTTTATATTATTTGATACGATAGTAATGCGTGATATGCAAAGCCCTGAAAAATTTTGGTATAAGGTTCCAGAATCAACAAGAGCGTTGGTAACAAAAGATTTTCCAGGAGAATTATTGGCTAAATTAGAACGAAAATATGGTTATATTAACGATTTAGAAAGATTATATAAATATTTTTTGATGTATAGATATGCAGATAATTTCGATCACGAATTGCAAGAAGATTATTTTAGTATTATTTGGGAAAATTTAAAAGAGTGGTTAACCCATGATTATGTATTTCACGTTTTATATGAAAAAGATTATATTTTGCCATTTATTAAACAAGATATTGAGACTAAATTTGGGTACGAATTAAAATACCCTACACACAAACAAATTATTTTTGTTAAGGATTAGGTGATACAATGTTAATAATAATATTACTAATTTTAATTTGTATTATTTGTTGGATGTGGTTTATAAAAAGTTTAGATAATGTTGATGGACTATTTTCTCCTCCAATTGTTCTTACTGGCGTAACAACCGTATGTGTTTTAGTGGCAATAGGATTAGCAATTTATTTGTCAAATCCGCGTGCAAAAACAGTAGAAGAGTTAAGATTACAAAGGGAAATTATTTTTGATGGTTTAGAACATACAACTAGTAAGCATTTATATGCTAAATTTTATATAGATGCAGAAGAATTTAATAAAGAAAAGCAACACTATGAAAGCAGAAAAGATAGTTTATGGGTTGGTTGGTTTCAAGATAAAAGATATGAATATGTAGATTATATAGATTTAAAGGAAGATTAATATATATGGGTTTGTTTGGAAGTGATATGAATATATCTCTATGGCTTAAATTAGAAAAGGGAGGTACAATAAATGATTAATCACGTAAAGAAAATACAAAGTAAGTATTTTTGGGACATTTTAAACAATAATAAAAGATTTGAAATAAGAAAAAATGACTGTAATTATCAAGTGGGCGATATAGTTAAACTTGTTGAATATAACAGCGACAAACAAGTAGAAACAAATAGTTATATTGTTGTAAAGATAACTTATATTTTAAAAGACATACCGCAATATGGGTTAGATAAAGATTACTGCATATTTGGGTTTATAATATGTGAAAAAATGTTATTTGTTGGAGGTATGAAATGGGGGAATATAGATGGGTAAGGAAATGGAAGAAAAGAATAAATATCAAGAAGTATTAAATAATATTAAATTAGAGATACTAAATTGTGGTTGTTGTGAAGGTGATTATGATAAAAATATTTGTAAAACAAAATGTGAAAAGCAAAAAGATATTTTATTATTACAAAAATTAGTAGATAAAGAAACACCAAAAGATGTTAATTTGACTTATGGTGAAATTCAATCAAATATACTATATTATTATTGTCCTAATTGCTGTAGTAAAGTTAAAGATAAATCTAAATACTGCTCTAATTGCGGTCAAAAAAATAAAATGGTAAGAATTTAAAAGGTGGAAATATGAAAAAAGAAAGATTATTTGATATTAATAGTTTAGAAATTAACCCTTTATATATTTCGCCTACTGAAAAAAGAAAATGGACTGTTGCTTTTACAAAATGGTGCAATGATCAATACGATAAATATGGCTCACAATATGGTTTATTTTGCTGTAGTTTTATGAGTATTTGTGATTTATGTGAAATGAAAAAGTGTAATGGCTGTGCTGATTGTGTAGAAACTATAAAAGAATGGTTTAAAAAACAAGGCAAAGAAATTCCTTACAAAAATTATAATTTTGAAGAAATTTTAAAAGAGATAGAAGAATAAAAAAACAAAATATGTATAGCACATTTTTTAAAGAGGGAAAGGAGGTAAAAATGGGATTTATAATTAAACTTTCAGAAAGAGGTAACACAGGTAATTATAAAAATTGTTATTTAGTAGGGAAAGATGCTAATGAAAAAAGCCCACATATAATTATTGATAAATCTTATCTTGATAAAACAAAACAAATCGAAAAAAAATATGGTAATATAAATGATTTGAATAAGGCTTTGGAAAAAATTTTTGACTACCCAAGTATGTTTTGCGAAATAAATTATAGTGATATTTACGAAATAAAAATAAAGGAGGAATAAAAAATGAATTTTAAAGAAGCATATCAAAAAATGTTAGAAGGGAAGAAAGTAAGAAGAAAAGGTTGGGAAGGTTGGCAATATTATAGTCTAATTGAAGACAACATATGTTTTGCTGGCAAACTGATAGTTCCAAATATTACCGTTGAAGATTCTTTAGCTGATGATTGGGAAGTTGTAGTAGAAAAAAACAAAATAAAAGTTTGGGAACCTAGTCTTGGTGATTTATATTATTATATTAATTCAAATGGAGATATAAAATTTAGTTATTATAATACTAGAAGTATAGATAAACGTTGTATTGGTAATTTTTTTAAAACAGATGAAGAAGCAGCACATATGGCTGAAAAGTTAAAGGTAATCAAAGAATTGCGAGATTTTGCTTTAGAACATAATGATGAAGAAATTGATTGGGTTGATAATGAACAAGATAAATGGGAAATATGTTACAAAGATTCTAACGATGGTGTTAAGCCAGCTTATAATATTTATTATAGAGCTCAAGCATTTAATATTTACTTTACTTCATTAGAAATTGCAAAAGAAGCTATCAAAAAAATTGGCGAAGACCGAATTAAAAAATATTACTTTGATATAGAGGATTAAATTATGAGACCTATAAAATTTAGAGCATATTTAAAACGTGAAAAGATAATAATAGATGTTAGAAGAATATGTTGGAATGAAAAAGGCTATATTTTCGGTATTGATTATTCATATAAAGCAAAATATGTAAATCACTTTGTACCTTTTAACCCTAATAATATTATCTTAATGCAATATACTGGTTGCAAAGATATGAATGGCAAAAAGATATATGATGGTGATATTGTAGAGTGTTTTGGTCGTATACGCCAAATAAAATGGTCATGGGGAAGGTTTTACATTTACCATCCAACAGAACCAAATTTAGACTTAGAAGAGGCTGAAACAGAATTTGGCTTAAAAGTTATTGGTAACATTTACGAAAACCCTGAATTATTAGAAAAAATTGGAGGGTGGAACATATAAATGTCAAAGAGAAACAAACACGGAAGATTTATAGTTTCCAAAGATGGTTATTTATACGATACTTGTGGTTATGGTTGTAGTACTTGGGGTAGTTATTATCAAGAAACCATACAATTTAAAAATGGTAAATATTATATAGTGGATTGCAACTTAAGGGCAGAAATTGTAGATACAGGCGAAGAATACATAACAGAATTTGAAATAAAAGTTTTTGATGTTTTACAAAACTTTGAAGAAATAGGAAAAAAATATTGGATTGACCAAGATGTGGAAGCAAGTGTATTTTATGGTGAAATACTTTTTGACAAGCCAATAAAAGTTTATAAAATGAAAGGATAAAGAAAATGAATGATTTAAAAATCTTTACAACTAATATAGAGCAAGAAGCAATTAATCAAATAGAATTATTATTATCACAAGAAGCTTTTAAAGATTGTAAAATACGAATTATGCCTGATGTACACGCAGGAGCAGGATGTGTTATTGGCTTTACAGGTAATTTGGGTGATAAAGTAATTCCAAATATTGTAGGTGTTGATATTGGTTGTGGTATGCTAACAGTAGAATTAGGTAAATGCGATATTGATTCAAAATTATTAGATGAGTATATAAAAGAAAAAATTCCTAGTGGTCGTAATATTTATTCTGATGAAAAAGTTGATGAAATTAATATTTATAAGGTTGAAAAAATGATTGAACAACTTTATTGTAAAGATAAACTATCTAATATTGATTGGCTTAAAAAATCTTTAGGGACTTTAGGTGGCGGGAATCACTTTATAGAAATTGATACCGATGAAGAGGGCAAAAAGTATTTAATTATTCACACAGGTTCTAGAAATTTAGGAAAGCAAGTTGCGGGAATTTATCAAGACATTGCTATTAAAAATTGTTCTTTTGAAAAAGAAAAACAGGAAGAAATTAAAAATTTAATTGCTGATTATAAATTATCTGGTAGACAAAAAGAAATTGAAGAAGGCATCTTAAATATAAGAAATAAATATAACGGGTTTACAAAGCTTCCAAAAGATTTATGTTATCTAGAAGGTGTTGATCGAGAAAATTATTTACACGATATGAAAATTTGTCAAGAATTTGCTATGTGGAATAGAAGAATTATAGTGGAAAACATTTTGGCTTATTTACATAATTATCAAAATTGTGATTTATCTTTATATGAATATAATTATTTTGATACAATTCACAATTATATTTCTTTTGAAGATAATATTGTCAGGAAAGGTGCTATTGAAGCATATGATAATGGCAAATTATTATTAATACCTATGAATATGCGTGATGGTTGTATTATTGCAAAAGGTAAAGGAAATAAAGATTGGAACTGCTCTGCTCCACACGGTGCTGGTAGAATAATGTCTAGAGTTGCAGCTAAAAACAATTTAGATGTAAAAGAATTTGAAAAGTCTATGGAAAATATTTATACTACTACAGCAAATGAATTAACTATAGATGAAGCACCTATGGCATATAAACCAGCTCAAGAAATTATTGATAATATTAAAGATACGGTTGAAATAATTAAAATTATTAAACCTATCTATAATTTCAAAGCCACTGAATAATAATTTAAGAAAGGAAAAAAATATGTTTGAGAAAAGAGTAAAATTTATTGATTATAATGGTTGTTATCCTTGTTTATGTCAAGGTGTTCTTACAGTTGAAATAGAAGGCAAAAAAAGTAGAATTTGATGATATTACAAGTGGTGGTTGTTTATAAAATAAAAATATATTAGGAGGCGAAAAGAAAAAATGAAACTTAAAAAAATTTTATTTGCAATTTTTGTAATTATAACAATGCTTGCTAGTTGTACTTTTTTGGCAATTTTATTATTAAAAGAAGAAAGAACAATTGTTGATACAGCACTTTTAGCAGCAAGTGGAAGTTATTTAGGTAGTATTTTTATGTATATCTTTGTTATAGTTTTTAAAGAAGAATTTGAAATAAAATAAATAAAGGTGAAATAAATGATAAAAGAAGAATTAAGTCAAATTACTATTGAGTTAAGTCCTACATGGAATATCGAAGGGAAACGCAATAATCAAAACTTTATTAAAATTACTTATAATGTGCTTGCCGAAGCGTTAGAATTAACTGGGGTATTTGAAAATAAATATTTTCATCACATTATTTTAAACGGTTCAATTGACAAAAATTTATTAAATTTAAGAGCAAACGAAATTCAAGGAGGATATTCATATTCTTTTAGCGATATTAAAGAATTATTATATTTAGTATTAATGTCGTTTAAAAGGTTTGGAGATACTAAATTAATGCGATTATATAATTATTTAGAAAGTCAAGACTGTGCTTATTCATATTTAATTGAATATAAATATATTTATGTAGAGAAAGAGGAAAGATAAATGATAATTAAAAAGAAATTAAGAGATGTCACTCTGAGTGAATATAGAGAATGGGAAAAAAAACATTGTGCTTTAAATACAATAGATTGTGCAAATTGTGCTTTTCATTACGTTATGTGCCGTAGTTGGGGACCTTCTTGGGTAAAGCATAAGAATTTATATTCAGATAACTTTTTAGATCAAGAAATAGAAATTGGAATTAAAGATGTTTTAGATGAAGTAGAAAAGAAATATCTAAAATCAATAATTAGACCTTTTAAAGATAGAGTTGAATATATTGATAAAAAAAAGGGTGGAAATTGTACTGATAGTAGCACTTTTTATTATATTGCAATAACGATTAAAAGTATTACTAGTGATTGTGTAAATGAAACAATATGTTTTCCATTTTTTGAGTCAAAAAGCAAAATGTATGAGGGTATGGAGCTGAACAAAGAATACACATTAAAAGAATTAGGATTATAAAAATAAACACAAGAAAGGAAAAGATAGAAAATGGGAGTCAAAGTAGATTTTAAAGTAAACGTTCCACATGGGGAGATGGACATAACAGAGAATGGGCAATATGATGTTAGCGATTATGCGATTGCGAATGTTAATGTTGACAATAAAGAACAAATATGCAATGCGAAGGTTACAATACCTATTGATAATTTGAAAGAAGCTATAAATAATTATTCTAATATATGGGTCGATGATACAAATGGGTTAAAAGATTTTATTATTGCACAACAAGGCAAAATTAAACTAACAGTTAACACTTTAATAGGTGCTTTGTATATGACACTATATCCTACACTTTGGAAAGATGATACAAACGGTAGTTATAATTATCAAGGCTCTCTATACATTGAGCAAGATTTAAGTGCAATTGGTGGTTCAGATTATAATCAAATTGTAGTTAGAGCGATTGCGTGGGATAATAGCAAACACATAGCATTTAGACCTACGATAATACCAGTTGAAAAGCAAAGTAGCGGCGGTGGAAAATACTCTAATCACTTGCATTATGATATACATTTAGAAGGCACTTGGGATACTTCAAATCAAATAATGACTTTTGATACAACTAGCCAAAATGCAATTAAAGTAGTATTAGATAAATTGGATGAATTAACTGTAAGTGATAACTATGATTTTCTAGTAAATATGCGTGTAGCAGGTAAAGCTTCTGCAGAAGGTGATATAGCATTAATAGGTGCAAATATGAAACTTAATTATATTCCAGGCACAAGTGCTGTAAGAAATCTACAAACACAGTTTATACTAAACGTTAATAATCCAGATACAGCAAAAATAGTAATCACTAATACTGATTTTTCTTCAAATAATGAATCATTCTACTCTTTCATAACTGGTATGTATGTAGTATTCCAATTTGATATAAACTACTAGAAAAAAAGAGGAAACAACTAATGAATAAAAAAGCAAAAATAACAACACTTATATTAGGTATTATATTAGGTATATTATTAACAATATGTTTTATAAATATTAAATATAAACAACCTGGTAGTAAGGCATCAAGAATATCGATAAATGTTAAGGTTACATATCGTGTTTATTATAGTTTAGAAAGCAAGGGAATTAGTGCAGATAAACTTTACGATGAAAAAGGTGACACCACATATTTAAAAAGAGTTTATATAACATTAAGAAATAACATATGGGTAACGTTTGTTGATGTTGAATGGGAAGAAATTAAAAACAATGGCAAGGTGCAATACCACCCTGTAATAGGCAAACCCTACAAAGAATATTATTCAAATTTATCGTACGTAATAAAATATTAGAGAAAGAAAGGCAACTAGATATGGCATTAGAACAAATAATCAAATTATTAAAAACTGATGGTATAGGTTCTAAACGTGTTGTTTACAAGATGTTAGAAAATGCGAGTATAAATGAATTGTGTGAGTTGAAAAGAGATTTAAGCACGATAATAGCACAAAAGAGAGCCAATCACGAAAATAACAACCCTTGTGTGAGCGAACGAAAATAAAAAGGTGGGTAAATATTCAACTCACCCTCTCACAGAGGGCTTATAGAAAGGGCTAAAAAAGAAATGAAAGAAAAAGTTGAGTTAGTAAAAGAAATTATTGGTATAAGACCCGAATTAAAGAAAAAACAAAGCAGGTTATGGAGATGCAATCGTGAGAAATTAATTTCTTTACTAAAAAGAGAACAAGAAAAAATTAAGGAAATACATATTGGCGATAAAATTATAAATGAAGAACACGAGTCGTTCGATCGAATTGTGCAATCTTTGTTTGAAATAAAAATTGATAAATACGAAACAACTGAAAATGGGTTGATAGTATATTTTTCAGAAAGTGTGAATTAGTGATAACTGAAACAAATATTAATTATTATGGTTATAAGAATTATAGTAAATATAAAACTTATACATGTGAATATTGCAAAAAAAAGTTTAAATTAATTAAAGGCGAAATGTTATACAAACTGGCACACTTGACATTTTGTTCATACAAGTGCCGTTCTGAATACAAAAAAATAGAAAGTGAGAAAATGAAAAATGAATAGAGAAGATTTAGTATTAGGTTGTAAAGTTGTTTGCAATGGTTATTTGAAAAAAACTAAAATGAAATATTGCTTACCAAAACTGGATATTGAAGATTATGAGCCAGAGCAATTAAAGGTTATTAGTAATGTTGGTAATTCTGAAGGTATTAAGTATTTAAAACTTAACGAAGAGTTCGAGCAAGAGCAATACGAAGTAGTGAAATTGGCTAAACCATTTACTGGTGTATTAGTAGGAACGCAAAAGGTATTTACTAAAAAGCACTTTAAATGCGAAAATGATTTTGTTGATTATGCAGATAATTTATTAACACAAATTAAGCCGTACACAAAAAAAGAAGATTTACAATTTGTAGCAAAGGTATATTTCAAAAAAGGACAATCAAGATTAGTGCCTTTAGAAATGGTGGAATTAATTAATGATTAGCATCGAAGAAGTAATGGCATCAATGGTTAAACAAAAAATGTCGATAAGAGAGATTGCCAAAAAAATTGGAATGCCTAAATCGACATTGCACCTAAAACTACAAAATTTTGCAAAAAAGAACCCTAAATTACCTTTAGTAATACAATATAACGATTTATTAAATAGTAATATATTAAGTATGCACTCTAAAGGTGGTAAAAATAGTTACAAAAATCGAAAATAAGAAAGAAGGAACATAAAATGACAAAAATACAATGGATGATTTATAATTATTTAAAAGAAAAATCAGAAAAGGATGAATGGACTAGCCAAGATGAATTGGTGCGATATTTAGCCAATAATAATTGCTTTATCGATAAACGATCATTGAGAAAAAACATACAAATGATTAGACAAGCCGATGTTATTCAAAAAGTAATATTGACATCATATTCACAAGGCTACAAAATAATGAATGATGAGAGCCAAATCGAAATTTTAGAAAAAAGAAAGATAGCGATTTTAAAATCATTAAAACAATATTGGCGAGATATTAAACGATTAAGCCGAGATAAACAAACAAAGCTAACTTTTGGTTCAAAAGAAAGGGAATACATTGAAGCACTTTTAAAAACTACTGAAGAATAGAGGTGCATATATGAATGGCATTATACGATGACAACATAGGAATTTTTAAACAATATGTAAAAGAATATGGTTCAGCTTTGCAAATACCAGAAGTTTACAATGATGATGAAAGCAATAAAGGGTTTTATTCTTTTATGCATTCATTTTATGAGTGGTTGTATTACCAAATACATACATTTTTAACACCTAACAAAAATATACCAAAGTATGAAAGTGTTATTAAAACTTATTGTAATTATATTAGAGATAAAATATTACCTATTTGTAATAATAAAATAAAGCATTATAATACTAAACTTGTATCGCAAGAAAATGCACAACCTAACAGAGATTGCTTGAAAAAATGGCTTGACTTGGAAGATAACTTTTATGCATTAGCTTGTTATCGAAACTTGGAAATGATGGCACTATATCTTGAAAGAGGTAAAACAAACAAATTGTGGGCTAAAACCATACATTTATTTAGAAATTTTTATTTTTACTCACAAAAATTAGTGTTTGAACAAAAAATAGATATGATAAGAGCAAGTTATTTTCCAGGTGCTGGTAAAACATACGCTGTTAATATTTTGTGTGCTTGGTGGTGGGGTTATGATAATGAAGCATCAATAATCCGTGTAACATATTCTGCCGACCTATGCAAACAATTTATACAACAAATAACTGACATTTTAGATAGCCCACAATATAGAAAAGTTTTCCCAAAATTTGATATAGGAAATGTTGGTGATGGAAAAACAAGTGGGCTATACAATAACTATTCAGTTGAAATAGGCTTTAGATTTGCATTTTCAAGCGTTCAAAACTTTTACGCAACAACACGTGATGGGCAAACAACAGGTAAAAGAGGAAATATCTTAATTATCGATGATATTACAAAAGGTTCAGATGAAGCATACGATGAAAACCTACACAAAAGATTAACAAACAAATTTGATACTGAATGGAACTCAAGAGGCGATAGTTCATATCAACCTATAATTGCCGTTGGTACAATGTGGTCTAATTTAGACTTATTAAATGTATTACATAATAGAGCTATAAAAAATACTAATAATAACATGGAAGAAGATAGTTCTTTCAAATATACCGAATTGTCAAAAAATAATGATGGAAGTTTAAATTCAGTCTTTATTTCAACACCTATTCTTGATTATGTAACAAATCAAAGTACTTGCCCTTTGCGATATTCAACAGAAAAAATGCTTCAAAAAAGGGACAATATGGATGAGGCACTTTGGAATGCTGTTTATCAGCAAAGACCAACACCACCAGAAGAATTTTTATTTGCAATTAGCAAACTACAAACTTATGATGATAGCACTTATCCTAAAAAAGAAATGTTGGAAAATGAAACACAATGTTATGCATTTATTGACCCTACAAGAAAAGGAACTGACTTCTTTTCAATGCCTATTTTTAAGCGATATAGAATTGACAAAAATAGGTGGTCGAAATGGTATTGGATTGACATAATATTTGAGCAAAAAGCCACCAAAGAATTAATGTTTGATATTGCATTTAAGATTATTAATCATAGAATTACGAAAGTTGGATATGAAAATAACATTGATGTAAGTTTTGATTCTGCATTAAAATATACATTAAGAGATTTAAATTATAGTGGTTCATTAACAATCGACCCATTTTACTCTTCAAACGAAAGCAAACAAATGAAAATTAGCAATGCAGCTTTTGGAATGAAAAAAGAAATAATTTACCCTGCACCTAAAATGTTTGCAATGAATAGTCCGATGGGGAAAGCAATGAATCAGCTTACAATGTGGAGTTTATCACAACGTTATGGCGACCACGATGACTGTCCCGACTCTATATCAATGTTTGTAAAATATTATTGCGAAGAGCAAAGAGCAAACACAATGGAAGTGTTTAACAAATCAATTTTAGGCTTTTAAACCACAATTTTTGTGGTTTTTTTATTTTTTAGTTGACAAATATTAGAAAATGTTGTAGTATAAGGCGATTTTAAGACTTCCACTTGTCCTAGTGTGTCATTTTGAAAGGAAAAAAAGATTATGAGTACAGAAACAGAACAAGCAATAAAGAGTTTATACATGCCAAAAGTGTTTAAAGGTAGAGAAAAAGTAATAATGCCTATTTCTAAAGAACTTTTTATGAAAGACCCATTAATTGCTTTAAGAAAATATCTAAATCAAACAATAGGTATTTTTAATGGAAATGTTAGCGATATTGAAACTCTACATGAATATTATTTAGGTAATCAAGCGATTTTTTCAAAATTAAGAAAAGATGAATCACTAATTAATAATAAAGTAGTAGAAAATCATATATATAAACAAGTAAATTTTAAAGTAGGTTTTATGTATGGTAATCCACTAGAATACACTATTACAAACGAGAAAAAAATAGACACTGATGATATGACATATTTAAACTCATATTTAAACGATGTTAACAAAGCAAGTTTAGATATTGAAAAGGCACAAGATTTGTATGAATTTGGTGTTGCTTACCAAAGATTAATTCCACGTAGGCAAAAATTAAGTGAGTATGATATTGAAAGCGAAGCACCTTTTGAATTAGTAAATATGCCAGTAAAGCAAACATGTGTTGTGTATTCAAACGATATTCCAAATGAACCATTATTTGGTATGGTAATAAGTGATGACCGCAATACAGAGAACTACAAACCATTCAAGACAGTGCAAATTTATATGCCATATCGAAGAATAGTTTATAAAAACAATAATTTTGTACAACCAATCGAAGATATTCCACAACCATATAGTTATATTCCTATCCAAGAGTTTTGTTTAAACAAAGATAGAATAGGCATTATCGAAATTGGTGTTCAATTGCAAAACTTAATAAACAATATTGATAGTTCGCAAATGGATGGCATTGAGGAAGAAATTAATAGTTTTATAGTTATGATTAACCAAAGAGTTGATGAAGACTTTATAAACTTAATTAAAACGTTGAAAAGAGAGCGTGTACTTGTACTTAATACACAAAATCCACAAACACCAGCAGACTTAAAACTTGTTTCTACCAAACTTGATCAAGGCTCAACAAATCAATTTTACGAAAGGGTTTTAAAAGCCTTATATGACATTGTAGCCGTACCTCAAGCAAGTGGAAATGTTACGAGTGGTGGCGACACAGGGCAAGCGAGATTGCTTGGCAATGGTTGGGAATCAGCTCAAAACCAAGCACAAGTAGACCAACAATATTTGATAAAATACGAACGTGAATTATTGAAAAACATAATTAAGATTTGCAAATTAACAGAAAAATGCCCTGTTAATGAGATAAATGCAAGTGATGTTGCAATTAAATTTAACATTAATATGTCAAACAACTTATTAGTAAAAGCTGAAGCATTAAAGATGTTAAATGAAGCACTAGTACCAGAAAAGGCAATATTGTCAATTTGTGGTATTACAAAAGATGTTGATGGTTTAGGCGATGATTGGAAGAAAAACAAGCAAAATCAAGCTCAAATCGAACAACAAAATAATAATCAAGGTATAAATAGTTAAATAAACTAATTATATATATAATCAAACAAAGTTAGAGAAAACTTTTTAAAAAACGCAGGAAGTTAGAGAAAACTTTAAAAAACGCAAGGAGAAAAAAATATGAATTTTTTAAAAGCAAACAAAACACAAATTCCATTTAAATTACAATTCTTTGGTGAGGGCGAACCTACACCAGAACCAAATCCAAATCTAAAAACGTATTCACACGAAGAATATGAAAAGCTTAAAGCAAGTTTTGACAAAACTTCAAGTGAATTAGCAAGTTTGAAAAAACAAGCACAACAAAAAATGACTGATGAAGAGAAAAAAGCAGAAGAAGATAAGGCTTTACGTGAAAAATTAGCAAATTATGAAAGCCAATTAGAAAACTTAACTCTTGAAAAGTCATTAACTAAAAACAACTTATTTAGTAGCGAAGAAGCACAAAACATTTTAAAATCAAAAGATAACAAAAGTGAAATGTTAGAAAGCATTATGACATTGGTTAGTGCAAAAATTGAACAAGCAAAGAAAAATGCAATAGCCGAGTTTATGCAATCTAGCAATGTAACTGGTGGAATTCCAACACCAAATTCTGCTGATGATGAAATTATTGCAATGGCAAAACGAGCTTCAAAAACTACTCAAAAAAGTAATTTCTTTTAAAACAAAGTAAAAATTTCACAGGAGGAAAAATTTTAATATGGCTAATTACAATTTTGAAAAAACAGTATTAGACATGCATAGCTTTTATTACACACTTCCTTGTCAAGTGACTAATACAGGCTTAACAGCCGATTCAGACGGCAGAAAAGTTATTAAAGCTGGTACACCAGTTGGTGGCGATACTAACGCTTTATTAAACAGAGATACAGCAGTTTTAATTGCAACAAACGATGCAACTAATGGTGCTAAAACACAAGGTGTAGTTATTCACAATGTAGATGTAACCAATGGTCAAACAACAGCAGTTGTTGCTTTTGCTGGTGTTATTGATATGGCAAAAATGGATGCAGGTTTTGTTCTTGACTCAAAGGTTACTTTCCCTCACGACATAATTTATATGAAAGGAAGAGGTTTCTAATATGCCATCAATTGCAGAATTATATACAACTAAAAACATTAAAACTTATTGGGATGCTAGAAAGCAAGAAGAAACTAAATACGTTGGTATCGATGAGTTATTTGGTTCTAGAAAACAATTAGAAGATACAATTGATTCAGTTTCTGGTAAAAGTGGTTATACACCAGCTTTACTATTAAATAGCCCTGATTCTAAAACAGTTTATCGTGAAAGAGGCGAAATTACTGTTGAACAAAAAAAGATACCATTCTTCAAAGAAGGTATGCAAGTAGATGAAAAACATATCATTGAATTAATGAAATTAGAGGGAAACCCTAATCGTGCATTAGTTCAAATGGTATATGATCGTATGTTTAACGATAGCTATCAACTTTACTTAAGTTCACGTATGACACGTGAAATAATGGTTAATCAATTACTTTCTGAAGGTAAAGTTTCTTTTGCCTCAAATGGTGCAGCTTTTACAGCAACTTATAAAATTACAAAAGAGACTGATTTAGCTGGTACAGCAAAATGGAGCGATTTAGAAAATTCTGACCCTCTAAAAGATATTAGAAAGATGAAAAAAGATGCTAAAATTAATGGCGATGCAAGAGCAATGTGTAGTCCAACAACTTTTGATTATATTGTCAACAATGCTAAAATTAAGAAACTTTTAGCTAACTCAAGAGGTGTTGCCGATGTATCCGATACTGATGTATTAGATTTAATTTATTCAAGAACAAAAGTAAAATTATATGTAAATGATACTTATTATATGAAAGATGATAAGAGCGATGCTCAAATCTTCCCAGATAATATCATTTCATTATTCCCTATTGGAAAATTAGGCGATATTGTATTCTCAGTTACACCTGAAGAAAGAGTATTGTTAAATAAACCTAATGTTGCTACAGTTTCAATCGTTGATGATGGTGTTGCTATTGTTGAAACAGTAGACACTGATGCAGTTTCTATTCAAACAAAGATTGCAATGCGTTGTTTACCATCACTTGACATTTACCCAGACCAAATCGTAACATTAAAAGTAGCATAGAAAAAATAACAAGCAAGGAGATGTAAAGAGATGAATTGTAATTGTAACAAAGTTAATGCAATAAGTTATTTTCACGACAAATATCCTCAAATAAAAATGGGTGATTTAGAAATGCTTAATGAAAGTGCAAAAGAAATCTTAATACATCTTCTTTTTAAATCTTCATATACAGTATCAGAAACACAAAGAGCGTATGCTTATGAACATTATCATTATTGGTTAATACGTTGTATGCAAGAAATGATAGAGCGTTCTGGAGCTACAAGTGCAATATCTTATTCTGAAAATGGCATATCGATATCTTGGAATCAAGCTCAATTATCACAAGCGTTGAGGGATGAAATAGTTCCGATAGCAACAGTAAAAGGGTATTAGAGTATGTGGGAAAAAGAAATATGGATAGCCAAGAGAAAAAGTATTGAAACAAATAGTGATGGTTGGCAAATTGAGATTTTTGATAAACCAAAAAAATACTATTTGAATTATCAACCAGTTTCTGGTATGACAAGCTATTTACAATATGGCGAGAAGATAACGGATGTATATCGAGCTTTTGTAGATAGAGCCTATTATCAAGGTGTAATAAATGTTGGCGATAGGGTGTATTTGAACGATGGCTTAATTTCAGAAGATGAGTTAAGAAAGTTAGCAGAAAGCGATAACAAGTATTGTGAGAATGCGAACTATGTTGTTAAGTCAGTATTGCCACAAAATTACAAAACAAAGATTGATTTTATTAAGAGATAGGAGAAGATTAAAATGGAAGAAAGAAAAAAAACTATAAAAGTACGCAAAGGTACAACAGTTAAGACCGTTCCTGAACGACAAAAAGAAGATTATTTAAGAAATGGTTGGTATGTTGAAAAAGATTATGCAAATATGAATCCATTTATAAATAATTCAATTTATAATACTAAAAATAAATAATATATTATGTTAGATATAAAGTTTGATGGTAATTCAATAAGAGACATACAAGCAAGAATTAAGCAATACCAAAAACTTATTAAAATCGTTAACGAACAATTTATAATTGAAAGCCTTGAATGGATTCGAGACAAGGCAAATGACAATCTAGAAAATAGAGTTGGTTATTTTGCAGGGACTTTGAATTTAAGAGAATATTGGCAAATTACAAAAACAAGTGAGAATACTTACGAGTTAAGAAATACCAATGAAAAAGGGGCTTATGTTGAATTTGGTACTGGTATTGTGGGCTATGGTTCACACGAAAAAGCCGATGAAGTTCGATACGAATATGATGTAAACAATCATGGTGCGTTTGGGTGGAATTGGTACAATGAAAAAGATGGTTACCTAGTTAAAGGTTTTACAGGTTATGAGGGTAAATCATTCTTGTGGGATGCATTTTTTGATTATTATTCAAATGGAGAATTTGCAAAAATTTACGAGCGTATTTATAGGCAAATTATTGGTTTAAGTTAAATAGGAGTGATAAAAGTATATGTTAAACACAAAAGTTGAAAATAGCACGGTTTTTGAGCCTTATAATGAAATTTACGAGGTATTAAAAGACTATGTAGAGAGTACATACAATAATAATCACGTTGGGAGCAAGAAAGTTGAGGTTTTGAAAAACAAAATTTCACAAGAAACACCATGTGTAATATTTAGCGAACCGATAAACAAATTACAAACACAAAGCACAACATATGATAATACTACAAGAACACTTAATTATGATATAAACATATATTGTAATAAAAACAATAATAGTGAACAAATTGTTAGAGAATTAGCAATTTTGGTAATTGAGGTAATGCAAGGACATTATCATATGAATGGTGGTGTAATAGCAATTATGCCACAATTTGATAGCCCTCTAAAAGATAGTTATCAAGCGAACTTAAGATTTACAACTAACTATATACCAAGTAGAAGTAAGTTGTATTAAAAATTTAAAAGGAGAAAACAAATGGGCAGAAGTTTTAGAGAATTTAAAGAGCATAATGTTCGTGCTGGTTTAGGTACAGCGTTATGTTATAGATTATCAAGCGAAACAAAATATCATATTTTAGCACCAGTAGAAAGTTTACCAGCGGTTTTTGGTACACCAGATACAATTGAATACTCTTCAACTACTAATAGAAACGTTACAAATGTAATGGGTAAAAATAGTACTGAAACAATTGAAATTAATTTGCCTTACAATCTTGACTATATCGCTATATGCGATAATATCAACGATTTAGAAGTTAATTTTGCATATATTGATTTAGATGATTTTTCTGGTCAAGAATTTACAGGTAAACCTAGATACCATTTAGCAGATGTTGGAACTTCAGATATTAAAACAATCGTATTATCAATTGCTGTAACAAACGCAAACGAATACATTACTGAAGACTTATATGATAGCTTCCAAGATACTGTTTCAATCTTATCACCTATTCCTGCTAGTATTGAACTTTTATCAACAAATACAACAGGCATTGCTATAAACTTTTTAACTGATCCAAGCGATGCAACTTTGGATGTTTCAAGCAATAATACTGATGTTTTGATTGAAAAAGGTAGCAAAAGCATAACAATTAAAGCAAGTTCTTCAGCAACAGCTGGTAGTGCTATTGTTACTATTGTAGCAAAGAAGGATAATTATGCACCTAACCAAAGAAGAATAAAAGTTTTGGTTGTTGGTGCTTAAAAAAATAATTTGAAAGGAATATAAAAATGAGACCATACATTGAAGATAGAGAAGGAAATAAATATGAGTTCCGCAGATTAACTAGAAGAGAAAAAATTAATCTAGTTAAAAATGCAAGCGAAATTGAAAAAGCTAGTGATGAGAAAAAGATTGAATTAACTGATGAATTACTTTATACAATACTTCAAACTGTTTCAAGTGTAGACCACGAGAAATTTGAAGATATATTAGACTATAATGAAGAAATTTATGGGTTTGAACAAGTAATAGAATTAGAAACAGCAATCATTAGTTGGGTTTTTACTCAAGCAGGTGGGGAAACAATCAAAGTTCATCCTTACCTAGAGGAAATGAAGAAGAAAGAAGAATTGGAGAAGAAGGAAGAAGTAGAACAACCAGCGACACCAATTCAATACGATTCAATCGAAATTTAAACATTTTAAACGATAAGTATGGTGGTGATTTGGAGCATTTTTATTTTTGCGAAGAATTACCACTAGCTTTAGAATATGGAATGACACCACATGAGTATTGGGATGAAGATGAGGATTTATTTTTAGCATATCAAAAAGCGTATTACAATCGATTACACAAACAAGCATATTTGCAAGGTTTGTATAATTATGATGCACAAGTAACAGCTTTAGCCAATGCAATGAGAGACCCAAAGAAAACACCAAAGCCATATGAATATCATTCCAAAGATGTTTACAATCCTTTCAACGAAGAAAATAATAAGCCAAAAGGTTATATTAATACTATTGATAATACTGAAAATAATAATAAGTTATATAGTATTAAAAAAATAGCCGAAGAAAGGAGAAAACAACAAAATGCCAGTTGATTACACATTAGGCAATTTAGTAGTTAATACACAAGTAAAAGATGCAAATGGTTCGATACAATCGCTTAAAGGGCTAACCACAGCACTAAACTATTTAAACAACGCAATGAAAAAAGTTGCGAAGTCAAACGTAGATTTAGACCAAACAGGCAAAAAGTTTGAGGGTTTAACAAAAGCGATTCAACCATTTACAAGTGAATTAAGAAAATCAGAAAGTGCTTGTAAGGCATTTACAAATGCAATCAAAGTTTTAAACAAACAAAAAGTAAGCACTTCAAGTATAGAAAAGGCAAGTGCAAGTTTAAAAACAGCACAAGCAAAATTACAACAAATCAATGGCACGGCTAATCAAACACAAAACATTTTTGATAGCCTTACCAAAAGTAAAATATTTAATATAGGTAAAATATACGCTATATATAATTATACTAAAAGATTTACCTCACAGCTTTCAAATGCGGTTGATTATGCTGTAAACTTTGAAGAAACTTTAAATAAGTTCCAAGTATCAATGGGCGACCAATACTCAAAGTCATTAAAGTTTGTTGGCAATATAACACGTGCTTTCAACTTATCGACTGAAAGTATAATGAACTATCAATCAACATTTAAAAACATGTTAGATAGCTTGGGTGGTTTATCAAGCGATGTTACTTACAAATTAAGTGAAACAATCACACGAATGGCGATTGACTATGGTTCACTGTTTAATGTTCCAATCCAAAAATCAATGGAACAATTTCAACAAGTGTTAAGTGGTCAAATTAGAACAATACGTACTGTTGCGGGTTATGATGTTAGTGAAACCTCTTTGTATAGCATTTACAAAGAAATTGGTGGCACAAAAACTATGAGGCAATTAGACCAAAACGAAAAACGTTTATTAAGAATAATTGCTTTACAAAAACAAATGCAACGAACTGGTGCGGTTGGCGATTTTGAAAAGACTTTAAGCAATACAGCCAACATTTTAAAACAAATTCAAGAAACAACCAAAGAAATACTTACTTTGTTTGGTAGATTGTTTTTGGGTTCAGTTGGAAACCTTTCAGAAAAAGTACTTGGTGCGACAATAGCATTAAGAGATTTCTTAAATTATTTAAACAAAATAAAAGGTTATGAATATCAAGATTTTACTAAAAATGCAAGTGGTGGTTTAATAGGTGGAGTTACTGAAAGTGCCGAAGAAGCCACTGATGCCGTAACTGAATTAAAGAGAAGTTTATTAGGCTTTGATAAATTAAACATTTTATCTAGCACAAGTTCTAACACTAAAACAGCCGTAAATGATTATTCTTTCTTGACAAGCAAAATTGGCGAATATGAAGAATTAATTCAAAAAGTAAGCAATGGTTCACAAAAGGTAGCCGACAATATACTTAATTGGTTAGGCTATACAAGAAAAGAAAATGGTGAAATTGAAAAGACTTCAGGTGCGATTAACCGTTTAGCTGGAATGTTAAATGTTTTAAAAGTTACATTTACAAGTTTAATTTCAATTATAACATTTAAAAAAGGTGTTGGAATATTTAAATTTTTTAAAGGTCTTCCTGAAAATTTGAAAAAAGTAATGTCCTCAATAACTGGTAAAACTGATATACCTAATTTGAAGAATATTAAAAAAGTAAAAGATATTTTTACCGCATTTAGTGGTGTTGTTGAAAAGCCTGCAAAAGTTGGAATATTTTCAGCTTTATCAAAATCAAAAGTATTTTCAGCAATATCAAAACCAGGGCAAATGTTAGGGCAATTTATAAAATTGTTGCCAAAATCATTGGTAATAATAGGAACAATTGCAACACTATTTGCGACATTATTTATCAATAGTGAAGAGTTTAGAAATTCAATTATGAATTTGATCAAGTCAATAGCAAATTTAGCTTCAAGTATAACATCAGTATTAACACCTGTGCTAACACCAGTTATTAAGTTTTTGGGTGAGGGTTTAGCATTAGTAATAAATATTATTGCAAAAGTAATTGATTTTATTTCAAAGAGCAAAGCACTTTCAACAGTGTTAGGTTTATTATTAGCAAGTATTATAGCAATAAATATAGCAACTTCAGTTAGCCCTTTGACTTGGATTATACTTGGAATTACAACTGTTATAGCTTTGATAGCAAAATTAATCGAAGCAATAGCGAAGTTATTTGCCGAAGGGAAAGTAAAAACTTTCTTTAAAAATTTATTTAGTAGAGAAAATAGCAACGGTGGTGGTCGAGGTACAAGCACAAGTTCTTACACACCTTTAGCAAGTGGTGGTGTTATTACAAGACCTACACCTGCATTGGTTGGTGAATATTCAGGTGCTAGAAATAACCCTGAAATTGTATCGCCAGAAAATAAAATGCGTGAAGTATTTGTTCAAGCATCATTACCAATTGCACAAGCAATATTAAATAGCAATCAAAAAGTCATAGATGCAATAGATGATTTAAGCGATAGACCAATCGAATTAAATGGTCGAAAAGTAAGTGAAAGTATTTTTAAAGACTTACAAAACGAAGCAACACGCAGAGGTAAGAAATTTGCGTAGAAAGGAGCAATTATGCCAACAATTTTAAAAATATATACTTTTGATGAAAATGGTTTTGCAAAAACGGTTATTGCTCCTGCTTGCACTAAATATCAAGTATCATATGCGGATGTTGACAAAGAGGGTAGTGGTAGAAACCCATTAACTGGTGAAATGTATCGTGAGCGAATAGGCTCATACATAAAGTTAGATTTAACTTGGGATTTGATACCAGGAACAACAGAATATCAAAATTGGTATAAGACTTTAACGAGCCTACCGAAAAGTTTTGAGGCGGAATATTTAGACCCTTCCTCAAATGAATTAGTTAAGAAAAAATTTTATAGGACTGATATTCAAACGGAGTTATACCTATTTGTCGATGAGAATTGCAACATATGGAGAGGATTATCAACATCGTTTGTACAAAACGATGTTTCTTCTTTTTCTTGGGAGGGTGTATCGAGAAAAATATTTTATTTAGGTAGTAAAAGAGGCATAGGAAGAGAAGTTGTAGTAACAAATAAGCAAAGTTTTAGCAACCTAGATTTGATAAAAAGTGGCGAAACTAAAGATATTGAAGAATACAACGAAGAATTTTATGAGCCAACATATTCAGACTATTTTATATCGTGTGAAGAAAAACGTGTTAAATTAGATGGCACTTTTAAATTCCTAGACAAATCATATTCAACAACTGATGGTGTTAAAAATAGCCCTATATTTTGGTGGACTACTTGGATGTGCAATAAAGATACTGGTGAATTTAATTCACATCCTAGACTTGTAATTAAAGGCACATCATTGTCTGCAAGTTATTACACAATAGTTTTTGGTGAAATAGCAACAAATTTTAAAATCGAGTGCTATACCGAAAACGATAACAACGAAGAAGTTTTAGATAGAACTATAAGTGTTGAAAATAACGCCGAAAAAGAGTATATTTTTGAAACTTTAAAAACTTACGTAAAATTTATCATTGAAATAATAAAAATCGATAATTCAGTTGTTTTTGAGGGTGAAACACAAAAATATCAAAGGTTTGCAAAAGTAAACACAATTTATAGTGGTGTGTTTAAGAATCTTAACAAAATTATAACCGATTATGAGATTACACAAGAGTTTAGTGCTGATAATTCAGAATTTAATTCGAATGTGCTTTCACTAAAATTAAGAGATGTTAATAATGAATACGACCCTCAAAACGCAAATAACAAATTAAGTTATTTTAAAAATCAGTCAATTTCAGTTGACATTTACGTGAAAGATAGAGATAAAAACGAATTTGGTATAGAGGTAATTAAAAATCCTTTAGTAAAAACTTTCAAATTTAACTCAAGAAACAATGTTTATAATTGGGAAAATCAAATATTAAGCGTTACTAATTATTCAGATACTTACAATTTAGTTTATTCGAATGAAGATGAAACACCACAATTTGGTGATAATGCGAAAACATTGTCAGGTTGGTTAGGACTTTTAAATCGAAATTCTGGCTTAAGTGGTTTTAGAAATGCAATTAATTTTGAAGACCTTGATAAAATTGAAAGTTATAAAAATAATGCAATAACTTTAAAAGGTTATATTCCAAATCAAAGTTCTTATAATGAAGTCTTAAGAATGCTGGTTGAAGCATCTTATGTATCAGAAAAAGATAGCACAACAGGGCAATATCGTAATAAAATGGTGTTAATTGATTATAATGAGCAAAAATTATTGTTTAACACACAATTATTAGAGAATGATTTAAAGTTTTATGGTTATCAAACAATATTTAGCGATCGTTTTGTAGATAATGTATTTAAAATAACAAGAAATTATATATTTGAAGAAAGTTTTCAAGAAGCAAAACCAAAGAATTATACTGTTAAAATTTACACGTATCAAAATGTTCAAGAAGTTACAGGAAAAGATGACAAAGGCAATGATATAGTAACAAGTAAAATTGAAACGACAACTTATGATAAATCTTACACTATATCAAACAATGACTATGAAAATGAAACAATCGATAATCCATTTATTACTTCAAATTTTATGGAAGACCCTGTTAATTGGTCAAAAGAAACTTCGACAATTGCAGACAGATTAGTTGGTTATAGGCAACATATAGATAGTTTAAATACATTTAACTTTAAAACTAATTTTAATGGTGGTATAATAGAACCAGGACATACTTATTTGTACGAAAGCAAATATGGTAATACCAAAAAAGTTGTTATTACAAAAGTAATTTTAAATGGAACTTCCTTTGCAGAAGTTGAAGCAAAAGAAATTATGGAGGATTAATTATGAAAGTTTGGCAACCAACTGATTATTATGATGTAGCAACCGAATTTACAAGAATATCAACGTTTATTTTTGATATTGGTGGTAGGTTAGGCGTTTATGATTTATTAAATAAATATACTTGGTCAACATCAGATATACCTTATTATGAAGATTACAAGAAAATAATTGAATCCTTAAATATTTTGTTACAGAAAACACACGCTAATAAAACTTTTGGGTATTTGACACCAGAGAAAAATTTTAGTTATATTGATGCAAACAAGATAGAGCAAGCAATGGCAGAAATAGAGAGAAAGTTATGGAGCTTTGACATAACTGGTAAAAAGATTTTGGGTAATAATTCCAAAATAATCACTTAAAGAAAGAGGTGATAAATAAATGAGTAAATTAGAATTAACCTTTACTGATGAAGTGGGGACAAATTTAAACCAATACAAAATGAAAAGAAATGTTGGCACGGCAAGTGAAACAGAAGAAGTTATACAGCTTGAACGTGATGCTAATATAACAACTCAAGGCACAATAATCAATGCCGATAAATTAAACACAATGGTTTCAGCTATCAACGAACCAATTAGTTCATTATTCACGACTATTTATGAGGAAACACAAAATAAAAAATCTTTGCCATTAAATACAAATATAGATTTTGCTTTAATTAATTCAAAAGACTCTACACCATTATCATTTAGCAAATTTTCATGTTTATTTGTGTTTAGATTTTATTTTATGGGTACTGATAATATACGAAGATATGCAAGTGTTACTATTGGTACAGTATCATCTTATTTGTTTGAACATTCTGAAATAGTACAAATTTACGATAGTTTTGCAGATACCACTCAAAAAGTTAAAATCTTGCTTGATAAAACTAATAAAACAATAACAATTACTAATTTAACTAATAGTAATACAACTACAAATGTTTTATATATAGAAAGTATAATAGGTGCATAATTATGGGAATTGTATGTAGATGTGAAAGTAATATAGTTCCAGTAGCCAACGAATCTCCAAGAGTTTGTTGTGGCACAATAAAATGGTATATGAACGATACCTTTTCATTCGATTTTATTATTAATTTAACAGATGAAGATGGCAATCCTATTGAGTTGCTTGACACCGATAAATTTGTTGTTGATTTTTACAATAGTGTAGGAGACTTAATACAAAGTTTTGAAACTGTTGGTAGTTCAACGATAACTCTAAATTTCACTAAAGAAATTAGTGCAAAGTTTAAAAAGGGCGAATATTTTTATACAACTAAATACGAGAGTGGTTCAATAGCACGAACAATAATGCATAATAATATGGTTGTTGTTGAATAGGTGGTGATAGCCTATGAGAGTCAACGTATGTAAAAAAATTGATGAGGGTATAAAGACTACACTTGATGTTGTATTAGAAGATAAAACAATTAATCTTGAATGCGAAGGTATAGTTGTAGGTGGTGTTACTAATGATCATGCGAGATTAGTAAACCTTGACTATGAACACAGCGGACACATTGGTTTTGCTAGTGAGAAACAATTGAACTTGCTAGCAGAAAATGTTGTTCCAAGAAGATTAAACGTTTTCCCAAATATAGATGTTAATATAGATAGAAGTAAACAATTTATATATATTAACGAAAATGATACTGAAAGTAAAAAGGTAAGTATTCGAGAACTGAACTCTTACATTTTACGGAATGGTGATAGTGTTCCAACCGATATGCAAGTTGGAGAATATTTATTGTTAAATATGAAGAAAGGAAATATTTAAAAATGGCATATGAAATTTTAAGCGATAAGAAAAAAACGCAAGTTACACAATTAGTCAATACTGCTGATGGTTTAAAATTGCAACAATATTATCCAGAAACAACAGCTGAAGTTACAAACATTAAAGCAATTGATGGGGTTACTGGTACAAACGTTCAACAAGCATTAGAAAGCATTCAAAGTAATATTAATGATATTACTGGTGGTGGTACTGTTACAAACGTTAATGGTGTTAAAGGTGCGGTAAATATTGCAGAAGGTACAAATATTGGTGTTACAGTTTCAGGACAAAATATTACTATTTCAACACCAGCTGAAGAAAACGTAATTAATGAAGTGCAATTAAATGGCACAAAAATTACACCAACAGGCAAAAAAGTTAATGTTCAAGTTACAAAATCAACTGTTGGTTTAAGCAATGTTAACAACGTAGCAATTACACAAACACAAGTTGACCAAATTGGCACAAATACTGAAAATATTACTAAAGCACAAACAAAAGCAGACCAAGCGTATGCATTAGCCGAAGGTCGCTCTTCAGCTTATTCTTTTGAAACTTATAGTGCTATGGTTACAGCTTTGAAAACCGCTCCAAAAAATCAATATAGAATAGGCGACAGTTTATACATTAAAGAGGAAGGTGTCCTTGATTACTGGGTTAGTGATATATTAGCAACAAACGCAGGTACATATGGTTACTATGAACTTTTACCATTAGAAGGAAAAGTTGATTTAACTGATTATCAAACAAAAAATTTAGTAACACCGATTAATGTTAATGGCACTACTAAAACAACTGTTGAAAGTGCATTGCAAGCTATTAATACTTTAGCAGGCACAAATAAAACTGATATTGGCAATTTAGATACTGCTTTAGGTACAGTTCAAGAAAATGTAACTAAAATTTTAAATGGTGACACAGTAGTTCCAAACGCAGCTGAAGCTACAAAAGCAAAAAATGTAGATTTAGCCGTAACTGTTACACCAGATACAACAAATGGTGATAAAGTAAGCATTGGTGCTGGCACTGGCAAGAAAGCAGAATTTAATGTTGTTAATGCAAAAAAATCAGCAACTTCTGACAAACTAACAACTGCAAGAAAGATAACTGTTAATGTTAATAGTGGCAAGAAGTCAGATAATACTACAAATATTTCAGGTACTGGAAACGCAACTTTTGATGGTTCAGCTGACAAATCTATTAGTGTTGAATTAGGTGCAAGTGGTGTAGCTGCTGGTGCTTATAGTGCGGTACAAGTTAATGCAAAAGGTATTGTTACTGGTGGTGGAAACATTGTTGAATTTGACACAGGTACAGGACACCCAAGTACAAATTTAGCCGTTGGTGGTTTATTCTTTAAAATAATTAGTTAGAAACTTGAAAGGGGAGTTTTAATTATGGCAAAATATCAATTACAACAAAAATTAGCAAATGGCACAATGAAAGATATACCAATAACAAGCGTTAACGATGTGGCTGATATTAATGTAATTGGAGATGATTATACAGAGGTAGATTTAATAAATAAAAATGGTAATACTTTAGCTGCAATACCATTTAGAAAAATCAATGGTGAGAGTATTATTGGAAAAGACCCTTTGACTATTAGTGGTGGTGGAGCAAGCCATCCAGTTTATACTGAAACAAATACTGACAAATGGGCTATGCTTGGCAATGGTACTACTGATAATTGTAAGTTTAAATTTACTGGTGAAAGCGGTAGTAGATATTATTTTGATTTAGGAAATTGTGGACAATTTCAAGGTGCAATGCTTGAATTAGAAATTGTAAATACTGATGTTGAAGTAATATTTTATAGCACAATCACTGACCAAACATGGTATGACCATCAAATTAATGGTAGTCCAAATGCTGTATGTCTAACAAATAGCAAATTAATGTTAGTAACTTTTGATGAAATAGCAAGAAGCAGATTGCTCTTAACATTAGCAGGGCAAGATGAATCAATTTCAAATACATTACAATACGGTGAGGGCGAACAAAGCATTAATGTAAATATAGGTTCTGGAACTCCTTCACAAGCCAGTTGTTATGCAAATGGTTTGATTATATCTATGCGTAAAGATGATGTTGGAATATTGCACGTAAATATTGGTGGACAATTTGAGGTTTAAAATAGGTCTAATTTTTATATTGTAATCAGAAAAAAATAACAAATTTTGTAAAAATGCTTGACAACGCAAATAATGTTTGCTATAATTAAGGCGGATTTTGGAAATGAAGAAGAATTGGAATCTGTGGGTTGGTTTGCTAGTAGCAATTGGAGTTGCTTGGTACAATGGCTATGACAAGTCAAAGATGGACAACTTTAGTAGTTTTCTGATACTATTGGTTACAATCGTTGGTTTTTTGTCCTTTTTAAAAACACTAACCACAACAAAGAGCAAGGAATTAATAGAGAGTAACACAACAAGCCAAAAGACACGAGTTAGTTACATTGAGGTTGCAAGCAATCCATATAAGCAAGGGCAAAATCTTGCGAAAGACATTGCTACTACTATCGAAATTTTGAGGGAGAAGAAAGCAATGAATAAAGTTAAAAAATTTTTTAAGTGGCTATATTTTAACAAATGTACAATCACAAATATCGTAGTAAGTATTGCGTGTGTAGCGTTTGTTAATTTTATGTCGCTATGGGGCTATTTAGATCGTTATCAAATCTTCCAAACTAACCCTGTATTATTTAAGGTAATAATTGGTGTTGGTGGAGTATTATGGACAATTTTGTCAGTATTCTGTTCTATCAACAAATTAGGTGCGGAAAATTTAAGCGAGATTGATGCACGCTTACAAGCAAAAGCGAATGAAAAGTTAAGCCGTTTAACACCAGAACAAAGAAAATTAGTTAAAGAAAACATTAAGAATTTACAAGAGCAATTAAACAAACTAAAGGTGGAGTCTGATGGGGCTATGAAAATAGTCCAAAGTTTCACAGTATTAAAGAGTATCGAAGGTTTTGATGTAAGCAATCAAGTAGAAAGTTATGAAAAAGCGTGTGCTATTGTTAGCAATAATAGTTCATTAATTGCAAAACTAGAAAACGAAATTGCAATATTAAAAGGCAAACTTTAGAAAATGACACGGAAGTGGTTAGGAAACTAATCACTTTTTTGTTATGAAAGAGGGAATTGAAATAGAGAAATTTATAAATGAGATTGTAGATGTACCAAAGTTAATAAGAAGATTGTGGTTAGTACTTTGGTTTGTAGAGTTTATTTGTATTGGTAGTAAGTTGCTTTTTCACACGTGGTTTCCGATAGTTATTGAAAATCAAAGTTTTGAAAATGTGTGTGATTTTATAGATAACCACCAAGTATTAAGAGTTAGCATAATGGCGATATTTTATGTAGCAAGTTTAAACATTGTGTTTTTAATAGCAACGAAAAGTAAGTTCTATAAGGATTGTACTTTACCTATAATATCAAATTTATTAATAGTATTTAGTTTTATAATTTTAAACATAAATAATATGTATGGTAAAATCGCAGAACTTTTCACTTTAATTGTTTTACCAATTATTTGCAATATTAAAAGGCAAACTTTTAAAGAATTATGGAAAAATATTTGCTTTCCTGTTTTTACATATTTACTAATTAGTTTATGGCAATTAAACATATTATTTGTACGTGGCATTGATGATATTAGCAATTTACATTTTGCCGTAGGAATGATTTTACAAATAGACTACTACATTTTCATAATTATTACATGGTTAGGAGTAAATTGGAGTATGGGACTTTGGGGTGCTGGCTTATTTTGGTCTAACAAAATTACACAGTTAGAAGCAAAAAAGAAAAAGCTAGAAAACAAAATCAAGTATATTGACAACAAGATTGAACAATTAAAGGCAAAATCCGTAGAGAAAATCGAAAAAGAGCAAAATAAGAAGTAAATCACTAATTGATTGTTTTTATATTTTATGCATTGCTTTTATTAATTGCATTTTTCTTTAATCGGTTTTTGCAAATGCTAATGTTTATGCTATTTTTTGGTTTTATACAAAGTTGCTTTTTGAAAAGGTTTCACGCTGATCATTTATTTGACAACGAGCCTATAAAAGCGGTAAATACTTGTAAATTAATTACTTTTTCAGTAGAAATAATATATTTAATATTTTGTAAAAACTTAATACTATCAGTATATCAAAATATATTTATTATATTTGGTGTAGCATTATTTAATGCATTATTAGGCTTTTACGCAGAAAGAACAATTTGTTTTAAATCAAAACTTGAAGATATTGAAACTTTAATACCACTATGTAAAGAAGCTAAATTAACACCTTTGGCAACAAATCGAATGGTTATGAGATACGTTGAAAAGAAAACATTGAAAGAAATAGCAAGTATAGAGTGTGTAGAAGAAGAAAGTATCAGAAAAGAGTTTAAACGTTATCGCAAGAAATTAAAATTGAATAAATGAAAAAAATAGGATGTCATTTTGTGGCATCTTTTTTTATTGCCCCTGTTTTACCCCCTTTTATTTAGCAAGATAATTGCTAAAATTGGGTTGTGGCAAGTTGATAAACATTTCCTCAAAAAATCCGTTTCGTGTTTATTTTTACTGTTTATATAATTTATTTTGTTTGCCTATGATTCTATTCGTTTACGCTTGCCACGATTTTTTGAAAAGAGGTAAAAAATATGATGAACTACAACAATATGTATGGTGGCTATCAACAACAGCCAATGTATCAACAACCTAGTTATAACAACTATCAGCAACAACAACCAGTCTCACAAGGAACAAAGTATGCGTTGTACTCTGAAGTAACAAGTATGGAAGATGCAAAAGCCTACATTTTAGCACCAAATCAAAGTGCTTATTTAGAAGATAAAAACGCAAATATGCTTTATTACAAACGAATAAACAATCAAGGTCGTTATGAAATGGATGTATACAAAAAAGTGGTTCAAGAAGAGCCAAAAAACGAATACGTAAAAACAAGCGATTTTGAACTTTTAAAGCAAAGTGTTGATAATTTATCAAACATTATAAAAAAACTTGATAATCGCCAATTTTCAGGTTCAAAACAACAAAATAGAGGTAATCAATAATGAATAATAACAACCCTATGCAACAAATGTTACAAATGTTATCTATGAGTAATAACCCGAATCAAGTAGTTCAAATGCTTGCACAACAAAATCCTAACGTTCAAGCAATACTAAATCAAATGCAACAAAGTGGAATGACACCACAACAATTTGCGATGCAATACGCAAGGCAAAACAATATTGATATAAATCAAGTTGCAAATGCTTTTAGAAAAATGGGTGGAAAATTTTAATTTTGGTATAACTACTTTTTTGCTAATACCAAAATCTTCAGTAATGATTGTCGACTAAATTATTGTTTATATTGGTGTTAAATTAAGAGTATTTATATATATAAACATTTTACGAAAGGAGAAATATTTTAATGTATGTAGAAGGTGATGTTCCATACGTTGGAACAACAAATGGAAATGCTAATTCTGGTTTCTTTGGTGGTGATGGCTGGTGGGCTATTATCTTATTTGCAATGATTTTCGGATGGGGCAACAATGGTTGGGGTAACAACGGAAGAAATAGCGGAGGTGTAACTGATGGTTACATTTTAGCTAGCGACTTCGCAAATGTCGAAAGAAAAATCGATGGTGTTAACAACGGAGTTTGTGATGGTTTCTATGCAATGAATACTGGAATGTTAAATGGCTTTGCAGGAATAACTCAAAGTGTTATGACAAATGGCTATGAAACAAGAAATGCAATTCAAAGTTTAAGCTCACAATTAGCCGATTGTTGCTGCCGCACTCAGTCTTCAATACAAGGCGTAAACTACAACATGGCAATGCAAACTAACGCAATTGAAAAATCATTATGCGATGGTTTTAGAAGCATTCGTGATGAAATTACAGCCAACAGAATTGAAGATAAGAACGCTCAAATAGCTGCTCAACAAAACGAAATTAACGCTTTAAGATTAAAAGCAAGTCAAGAAGCTCAAAATGCTTATCTTGTAAATCAACTTAAACCATGTCCTATTCCTGCTTATATAACTTGCAACCCTTATCAAACTTATACGGGAACTTGTGGAACAGGAACTTGTGGTTCAGTAATTTAATTTATGAAAATTGCTAATTAATTATTAGTGTTTAAAGGAGATTAAAATATCCTACTTTCAAAGGCATAGAGAATAATCTTCCTATGCCTTTTATTATCAAATTAAAATTATTAAAAAGGAGTTTAAAATGGCTTTAATTTTAGGTTTAAAAAACACAACAACTCAAACAGTCCCCATTAATGGGTTAATTAATTTAGGTACTGTTTATCGTAAAAATTGTAAAAGAACAAGAAGTGGCTTACCAACATATGTAGCAAATGGAAATAGTGTAAAATTGAATGGTAGTGGTATTTACCATATTACAACAACTTTAGTAGGCACTGGAACTGCAGCTGGTGTATTAACTGCACAATTATATGAAAATGGTGTAGCAATTCCAGGTGCTATTTCATCAAGCACAATTACAACTGCTAATACAGAATTAAGAACTTTAGTAATAGATTATTACATTAAAGTAGATTCTGAATGTGTTTTAGGTAATTGGACAGTTGCACCAAAGACACTTACTTTAGTTAACACAGATGCAGGAGCAACTTACACAAATGTATTATTTAATGTAGACAAGGTGGTTGGCTAATATGAGAACAAGAATGCGAGATATGTTAGAAAGAAGAACACGTAGAGATGGAAGAAACCCATATGGAAGTAGAGGTGGCTATGTTGTCAGTTCAAAATCACGTAGAGATAGATCAATGGGTTACGATTATGCTTATCCAGAACGAGATTATAGATATGATAGCAGATATGATGCCGAACGATACTATACGCCATATGATATGGGCGGTGAATACACTAGACAACGTGGTCGATATATGGATGATTATGCAACCGAAGACTTAATGGGTGAATATCGTAAAGACTTACGCAAATGGGCTGATAAGTTAAAACGAAAAGATAGATTCAACATTCCAAAAGAAGAAATAATCGAGCAAGCAAAGAAAATGGGTGTATCTTTTAACAAATATGATGAAGAAGAATTTTACACAATTTATCTAATGCATATTAGTGATTATCCTGAAATTGCAAATGATTATTACACTTATGTTGCAATGGCTAAAAAGTGGTTGGAAGATGATGACATCGAAGTTAGCCCAAGCGAAAAAGTATGCATTTACATGTATGACATTGTAATGGGTGAAGAAGATTAAAGAGGTGGTTTAAATGGCTTACAAATACTTTAATAGGAATCCAAATGGGTATAAAATACCAGATTGTGTTATAAGAGCTATTTCAACGGCATTAAATATAAATTATTATGATGTAGTTAAATTATTACATCAAAATGCAATACACTATAGATGTGATGATTTATGTGTGTGTTGTTATGAAAAATTGCTAGACATTGACTTGGAATTACCACATTACTATGGTAATAATCGAACAGTTGAAGAAATAGCCGATAAGTTTTGCAACGAAATTCTTTTATTAAGGATTGAGGGTCATTTAACTACAAGTGTAAAAGGAACAATTTACGACATATGGGATTGTTCTAACGAGATTGTTACCGATTTTTGGGTAATAAAGTATTAAAATTTAAGGTGGTATATTTCAAAAATACCACCTTTTTTGTTGTCTTTTTCTTGTCTTTTTTATGTCTTTGTGGTATAATATTAGTGTGTGGTAAGCACAGAAAGGAGAAAAAGCAAATGCAAAACCAATCAAGATTTAGTGAAGAATTTATGGCTTTGGAACGCAACAAAACTTTGCAAGGTATGGTTAACAATGAACTAATGAAATTAGGGCTAGACTGTCGATTAAAAGGCTTTAAATATGTTAGCGATATTATAACTTTAGCGTTAATTAAGCGTAAATATTCACGAACAACGATTGCCGAATTAACGCCATTTATTGCTTATAAGTATGGTATTAAAGATTTTAGTGTGCAAAGGCAAATGCGATATGTTTGTACGATTAGAAATGCACGCAAAGAAACTGCCATTGATATTGTTTACAATGTTTGGCACAAAATCAACACAAAAATTCAAGAAGAAAGGGAGAGTTATGTAAAATGAGAATAACGGAAATTGTGATTGAAAATTTTAGAAATGTTAGCAACAAAACTTTTGATTTGAAACCAAAGTACAACGTTTTTGTAGGTGCGAATGGTTTAGGCAAAACAACACTTATCGATAGTGTTTTATGGGTGCTTTGCGGTGAAACTATTGTTTATGGTAAAAGCGATCCAGATAATCGAAACAAGAATGATTTAAGACTGCCAATAGGTGTAAAAATCACGTTTGATAACAATTTAGTATTAGAAAGAAAATATAAAGATATTTGGGTTGAGGACAAAGATGGTAACGTAAAATACTCAAGAACTGATAACAACTTTTTCATTAATGGTGCGAAATTCAAAAAAGAAGAATATTTTTCTTTCATACGAGATAAAATCAAATTTGATAGAAATCTTGAAGTAAAAGACTTTAATTTCTTACGTTTCTTAATCGATTATGATTATTTTGGAAATATTGATTATAAAGTAGCAAGAAAATTTATCGAAAAATGTATCAAAATTAAGAGCGATGATGAGTTAATTTTAGAACAAAAATATGCACCAGTTAGAACTGATATGCAAGTATTAAAATATGAGTATGGTAAATTATTAAATAAATATAGTACTATTATTAAGCAAGCTGATGCAAAAATTGAAGAAATTCAAACAAAAATTGTTAAAAAGCAAGAATTAGTAAAACCTGAAGATATTGAAGCATACGAAAAGTTAAATCAAGAAAGAAAAGAATTATTAAATTCAACTTTTGATAATCAAAACTATCAAGCAAAGATTAAAGATTTAGACACAAGAATATCACAAAGTCAACAAAACGTATTACTTGAAATTGTCAATGTTAACCAACAAATTAATACTTTAATCAAAAAAGGTAACGAGTTAAAATATCAAATTGACAATATGAAGAGTAATATTGAAGATAGCAAACGCTACATTCAAAAATTAACTGAAGAGCAAGAAGAATACACTAGTTTAATCGAAGAAAAACAAAAAGAAAAGTTTACTGAAAAGGTTTGTCCTTATTGTGGCGGTGTTATCAATAAAGATGAAGAAACAGCATTCAAAGAAAATATCGAAAAAGAAGTCGAAATTTTAAAAGCACAAATTGAGGGTGCAAAACAAGGTATCTCTGGTTCAAAAGTAATGATTAGTTCATATGAAGAAAAGATTGAGATTTACGACAAAGAATTTGAAAAGACTTCAAAAGAATATGTTGACTTGACAACACGTTTAGAAGAATTAAGCGTTCAAAAAGAAAACAACGAAGAAGCAAAGAAATTAAGTCAAGAAAAGGCTAAATTAGAGGATGAATATCAATTAGCGATAAATACTTTCAATAGTAATAAAAATGCGAAAATTGGCGAAATTTCAACTCAAATGGAAAAATTAGCGGTTAGTATTCAAGCAAGCAAAGAAATTGAAGAATTAAAACAGCAATTAAAAAATTGCAAGCAACAAAAATACGTTTGCGAATCAAACATTGACTTAATCAAAGATTTTAAAGCAACTAAACTAAATAATCTTGTTAGCAAAGTAAAAGAAGTATTCCCACAAATCGATATTGAACTAATTGAAGAAAACGAAAACACAGGTAGTTTTAAAGATGTTTGCTATACGAAATTAAATGGTGTTGAATTTACTGGTGTTAACGATGGTTTCAAATATTTGTTAGGAATTGAAATTATTGAAAATATCAAAAAACATTTAGGTGTTGAAGATTTGCCAATCATTTTTGACAAATTTGCAGATATTGACAAAGAAACGTTCAAAACTATTTTAGGCAAAACTAATTCACAAATAATTTGCACAAAAGTTACAGATAGCAAAGAAATTGAAGTAAAAGGAGAATAATTAATATGGAAAATACTATTCAAGAAGTTAAAAAGCAACCTATTTCAATGACTGAATTCGTTTTAAATATGGTTGTTAATTATGCAGCTGTTGGTGGCGAAGTATTAACTGAAAGAGAAAAGACTTCTGCAATAAATATAATCACTCTAACAAATAGAGCTATTGTTACAAATAGCGATGGAATAACTTGGAATGATATTGATTTACGAGGTTGTGGATTTGCAGAACAAGTAAAACATTGGTGTAAACTTGGCATAACTGGCGAAGATAAATTATACATAGATATTCGTAATAATAAGTACAAAGTTAAAAGAGATATATTTATTAAACCACAATATCAAACGTGCGAAAAATTAATGACTATGTATTTTGCTTACCCTATTGTACGATTTAAAACTGAAGTAATTTGTATTGGCGATGAAATAGAAATAGAAGAAGATTTTAAAACTGGCTTAACGACTATTATTTCACACAAACGAAATAAAGATATTGACAGAAATAAATACGAAAATATTATTGGTGCTTATAAAATTGCTTTTGTTTCTATCAATCCTGAAAAACCCTTAGACTTAACACAAATTTATGTTGAAATTGATCGTAACAGGATTGAAAGAGCTTATAATGCTAGTTCATCAAAAGATAAAGCCGTTTGGAATGCAGACTCTGTTAAAATGGTTAAAAAGACTGTTACTTGGGAAATGTTTAATAGCGAACAAATCAGACCTTTTATGAAATACCCTGAAGATGTTATTAAAGGTGGCGACTTAAAAATTCTTGAGGAAAGTGAAGAAATGGATTTTAACAAAGAAACAAAATATGAAAATGTTGACAAAGTTGGAGAAGAAATTGATAAAAAAGTCGCAACTGAAGATGTAATAGATGTTGTGTACGAGGATGAAAATTAAAATGCTTGATATTTATGCGTTCGCCTCTTCTAGCAAGGGCAATATGTATTTAGTTGAAAACGAAAATACTAATATTTTGTTAGAATGTGGCTTGAACGAAAAAAATATACGCAAATTATTAGTGGAGCAAGGCATCACTCTTTTAGATGTGGATGGATGCCTTGTTACCCACATTCACAATGATCATGCGATGAGCATTGATTATGTAAGTCAATACGTAGATGTATATTCAAATATAAATGTATATAATCATTACAAGAATATAAAATATGTAGAACCTAAAAAACCATTTAAAATTAATACAATAAAAATAATACCAATTTTGGTAAATCACGGAATGGTAGACAATTATGCTTATGTTTTTTTAGATAAAAATAGTTGCATATTTTTTGGCACTGATTTTTCATTAATGGAGCAAAACGTATCTAATTTTAAATTTGATAAAGTTTACATTGAATGTAATTATGATGATAAAGAAGTACAAAGTATTTTAGATAGTGGTGTTGAAGATGATAAAAGAAAAAAATATATAAGGCAAATATCAACGCATATGTCAAAAGCAAATTGCATTAAGCATTTAAAAATGATGGATTTATCGAAATGTAAAGAAATTGTTTTATTACATGCTAGTGAGTTTTTGATTAGCCACAAAAAAACTTGTGAAGAATTTGAACGCATTTTTGGAATACACACTACTTTTGCAAAGGAGAAGTAAAGATGAAAATTGAAGATGGTTATGTTATTTTTGAACCTAATGATAATGTTAAGATTGAGCCAAAGAGAATTTCAGGACATTCTTTTGTTGAATTGCTAGGCTTAAATAAATTTACTCTAAAAGGTGATGCTTTATTGTATATGTTTAATATTCTTCATAGAAATGTTGCTGATATTTATCAAAAACGTGGAGAATTTGCAGAAAAATTAGTGAAAAGATGGTTAGAGCAAAGAGGAAAAACCTGCATTACTTATGATTCTAAAATTATAAAATATACAAATTTTCCAACCAATAAAAACTTTAGTGGTGTAATTGATATTGATTTGCCTGTTGAAAGAACACTAGTTGAAGTTAAAAGTAAATCAATGAGTAAATACTCAATTATCAAGCAAACAAAACCATTAGATGAAATTTATCAAGCTATGTTATACGCATACTTGAGTGGCTACAAAACCTTTATAATGCAGTGGGTTTTCTTTGATGAACAAACTGAAAATGAAATTTTTAGAGGTTTAAAACCAACAACATTGCAAAACGTAAAAGGCATTAGTGCTGTTTATCAAGTAGATAAAAGTGATATATTTATAAAAATGTGGCAAGCAAAAGAAATTGTCGATGATTTTATAAAAACGAAAAAAATTGAACTTAAAGATATTTCAGAAAAATGCTTTGTAGAACTTAATAAACAAAATTTTAATAAAAAAGAAAATGAAGAACAAGAAGTTGAATTGATAGAGGAAGACCTTTTTACATTTAATGAAGCAGATTTTGAAGATATGGGGTTTTAACTATGGAATTAAAAGAACGTATTATTTGGTGCGATACTAGACAAAAAGGCAAGCAATGGGATTGGCTAAAAGAGGAATTTAAAACAAGAGGTTATAAAATTAAAGATGACAAACCTATGACTTATGGCGATTATTGTATGCCACCTAATTTGTCAGTGCTTATTGACACTAAATATTGTATACAAGAAATTGTAGGTAATGTTACCCAACAACACGTAAGATTTAGGAATGAACTTATTGGTGCAAAGGAAATGGGAGCAAACTTACATATATTAATCGTAAATGAAGAAAATGTTAAATGCATTGAAGATTTAAACAAATGGGAAAACCCACGAATTAAAACGTGGGCTATTCAAAGAAATCGAGCAAGAAGAACAGGCAGACCATACCCAAAACAACCACCGACAAGTGGTAAACAACTTGCAAAGATACTTACAACAATGCAAAATGAATATGGAGCAATTTTTGACTTTTGTAAAAAAAGCGAATGTGCCGATAGAATAATAGAAATTTTAACTGAAGGAGTTGAAAAGTAAAATGGTTAAGAAAAATAAAGGTTTATCAGTTGGGAATTTGATACAAGTTTACAAATTGAGACAAGGTGTAAGCAAACAAAATTATAAATGGCAACTTTTTATGTTTAGTGATACAAAGTATGATAACGAGCTTAAGAAATATGTTAATTTAGGCTATTACACAATATTTATTAAGAACCCAATTGAGGACTTACGAGAAAAAGATGTGATTAGAATTGATAAAATTTTGGCTATATCCTCAAATAGTTCAACATATAATGGTAGAGTTTACAAACAAACAGTTGTTACAATAGAAGCTAGAAAGTTTGAGAAAAAACAACAAGATGTAGACAATTTAGATACATCAGTTGAACAAGTTGATGACCCAACAAGTTTTGATGTAGGCATGGACAATATGCCATTTTAGGAACTAGCAAAAGAAAAACGCTGTCAAATTGATGGTGTTTTTTTAATTTATTTCATTTTACTAATTCAAAGTACTTGACAAATATTTTTAAAAGGTGTAAAATGGTGGTGTGTGTTTGACACATACAGAAAGAGGTAAATAGTGAATGATAAGCATTAAAGAACGAAAAGAAAAAATTGAATATCTCAAAGCAAGAATATTTGAGATAAATCAATTAAACGAAGAAATCAAAGGCAACGATTTATACAATGATGATTTGCTAGAAGATTATTTTGAAGGTAGTAAGCAAACAGAAATACATTACGCATTAAGAAATTGTACTTACTATTTAGGTATTATGATTCAAAAATTACAAAGTGAATTGAGTTATGAAACCGCACAATACAATATGGCGAAAGCGAAAGGAAATTAAAAATGTTAACACAACAAGAAAAAGAACAAATGGAAAATGTTTTTAAAAGAAACAAAAAATTAGGAATTGCACCACAAACAAAATCACAACTTGCAAAAAAATTAGGAATGTCTAGGCAACTACTTTACTATGTAATAGCCAAAAATGTTAATTCGCCTTACGAACCAATTCTTAAAAATTGGATTAAAGAAGCAAATGGCAAGGGTTGCAAGATAGTTTACAAAGTTAAAGAGAATAAACTTAAATTGCTTGAAAAATATGGTTTTGAACATAGTTTTAAATCATATTATACAAAGTACACAACGATGGATACTGGGTCATATCAATATGTTGTTAACGAAAGCGACTTAATTCTTAAGTTGATCGTTACAAACGAAGATAAGGTAATGCTTGATTTAGAAAAATTTGAATTACCATATGAAAGAGATACATACGTAGCCAATATGAAAGATATTGAAGATACCTGTATCTTTGATGAGAAAATTACAAACTTTGATATTATATATAATCTTGTAAAAGATAATATAATTTATCGAGTTTTAATTGAAAATAATTAATAATGCGTTTAAAACAATTTGTTAAGAAATATATTGACCCAAATTTAATCGTAAATGTATTTGTCAAAGTTAATAATAAATACTACAAAAAAGTTTATTCATGTTTAAGAGCAAAAAATTTATTAATCGATTTGGAACACGATAATTACAAAAATTATTCAGTTTTAAAAATCGAAGAAATAAAACAAAACAGAAATTCTGCAAACACAATTAATATAGTTGTGCGAGATAAACACAATATTTTTGAATGGAAATAAAAAAAGGGGGAATAAAAGTATGTTAAAAATATTAATACCAATTATAATTATTGTTGTATTAGTAATTGTAAGAGTTGCGTATTCGTTTGGCGAAACTAAAGGCAGAGAAAAAATCTTTGCTAAAATATTTAGTGAGGTTTTATACAAGGTTTATAAAGACTCAATAAAAGAAACATTAATAAATGGTAGTCTTGAGGACTTACTTAATAATTTAAAATCTGAAATGGGAAAAGAAAGAGAGAACGAAAATGATGATGATAAATAAACCAATGTTTATGAATTACTTTGAAGAGGGTAATTTATTACAACACGATAAAGATAAAGAAACTTTTGTTTTAAGCAAAACCGATATATTAGGAAATTTTTGTTTAAATCAAGAAGAAATGGAAAAATTTTGCAAATTTATTGAAATGGCAAATGACAAATCAAAAGTTAAAGCAAAGTTAAATGGTACAATTTTAGAAGTTAAAATAGATGAGCCTAAATTAAAAGCTAATATTAATACTTTAAGTATTGATAATAAACCTGAATTAAATTTAAGCGAAGTAATTAGTAGTTTTACAATTAATGTTGATAAATTAAAAATAGCAAGTGCTTTTTCTGACAAAAAAGGTGTAAGAGCGGTTTTAAATGGTGTTTGTGTTAGAAATGGTTGGATTATGGCGACTGATAGTTTTAGTGCTTATAAAACACCTTGCGAAGATACTTCAGTTAATTTAGTTATTAACAACTCATTTATAAACATTTTAAAAGAATTAAAAGGCAATATTAAACTTGAAACTGATGGAATGAAAATTTGGCACAAAAATGAAAATGGCTTAACTTACGTTGGAAGATTGCTAAATGGAACATACCCTAATCTTGAAAATATTTACAATTCTATTAAGAATTTTGATACGACAACGCTAAACCTTGAACCGATATACAATATTTTCGCATTATCAGGCTCAAATTCGTTAATTGGCTTAACTTTAGATAAATTTTGTATAAATACTAGCACCACGTTTGTAAACTCTGAATTTGAGGGTATTTTTGGCTTCAAATTTGAAAATGAATTTTGGTATAGTTCGACAATGTTGAAACTTGTTTTAAGTTTTATCAGTGATAAGAAAAATGTTAAACTTAACTTTTTACACGATAATCCAACTAAACCTGCAATTGTAAATGATGAATTTTTAATTTTGCCTGTAAGAAAAATGGAATAAAAATTAGTATATAATTTGCAATTAATATATAAATTGTGATATAATATTAGTGTGGAAGTCATGATCCACGAAAAACATAGTTGGTAGTATGTGCAAGTACTATTAACGACATATTACCGACTGAAAGGCACTTTATGATATGGGTTGCACACCATTGATTAGAGTGCTTTTAATTTTAAACGAAAAAAGGAGAATAGAAAAAATGAAATTTGAAAGAATTTTAAAAAAATATGACATAAAAATATTTAAGAACGAAAAAATAAGCGAAAGTATATACAAAGAAGATTTTTTAAAATTACAATTATTAACAGAAAGGGATTGCAAAAATGGGAGTAAAAAGAGTTGTTGACACAGATTTTTGGAAAGATGATTGTGTGGCTGAAAAGTATTCAGCTGAAGATAGATATTTTTTCTTGTATTTGCTGACAAATCCTAATTCAAAGCAATGTGGTATTTATCATTTACCATTAAGGGTTATTGCTTTTGAAATGGGTCATTCAAGAGATAGCGTAGAAAGTATCATTGATCGATTTCAACATAGATTTAAAAACATCATTTACAACAAAGAAACTCAAGAAATAGCAATTTTGAATTTTTTGAAATATTCAATTGTTAAGGGTGGAAAACCAGTTGAAGATTGCATAAGGAAAGAACTTGAAAAGGTCAAAGATAAAACTTTAATTCGTGCGGTTTACGAAAATATGAAAAGTTATATGGATGAAAATATAGCAAAGAATGATAAATCAATATATATTAATATTAAAAAAATATTTAAAACATTTATAAATAATATTAATGATAATGACAATGAACGAATCGTGCCACGAATCGTGAACGAATCGTCAAAGAAAGCACCTTATGTTGAAATTGTTGATTATCTTAACGAGAAAATAGGTGCGAGATATTCAGCTAAAAGTAGCAAAACTCAAACGCTTATTAATGCAAGACTAAATGAGGGTTTTACTTTGGAAGACTTTAAAACTGTCATTGATAAAAAATGCAATGATTGGTTGAAAGATACAAAAATGTCGAAATATTTGCGACCTGAAACTTTGTTTGGCACAAAATTTGAGGGTTATTTAAACGAAATACAAAAGAAAAAAACATTGCCAAGTTGGTATCAAGAACCTACTAAACAACAGCCAAAATACGTAGAACCAACTAGCGAAAGTTTAAAAGATTTAGAAGATTTTTTCAAAAATAAGGAGTAAATATTAAAATGAAATTATATAGTGAAAATGATAGTTATAAAATATATAACGGCGATATGCTTGATATGTTGCAAGTGATTGAGCCTGAAAGCATTGATGCAATTGTTTGCGACCCACCATATGAATTAGGATTTATGAACAAAATTTGGGATAGCACTGGTATTGCATTTAAGAAAGAAACGTGGCAAAATTGTTTTGAGGTTTTAAAACCAGGTGGCTATTTGTTGGCTTTTGGTGGTTCGAGAACTTATCACAGAATTGCTTGTGCTATTGAAGATGCAGGCTTTGAAATAAGAGATTGTGTTATGTATTTATATGGCACTGGTTTTTCTAAATCATACAATATTGGATTAGCAATAGACAAGAAAAATGGTGTTGAAAGTGAAGTAGTAGGTATTGCCACAAGTGGTTGTAATAGTAGAGCATATCAAAGTGAAAAAGCTACAACAGCAGGCAATTATGAAATAAAAAAAGCTCAAAATGAATGGCAAGGTTGGGGAACATGTTTGAAACCAGCGTATGAACCTGTAATTGTCGCAAGAAAGCCATTTAAAGGTAGTGTGGTTGATAATATAATCAAGTACAGAGTAGGTGGTTTGAATATTGATGAGTGTAGAGTTAAATTTGAAAATACACAAAATCCTGCAACTAATCCTTTATTTAGAAAACAAGGAGGGTATAAACTACCAGAAAAAGGGCAATTAAGCAATGGTGCAATACCATTTAGTAGTTCAAAAAATGATGTAAATGAATTAGGTCGTTTCCCAGCAAACGTAATAACAGATGGTAGCGAAGAAGTAGCCAAAGGAATGCCAAACACTACAAGTCAATATAATCCAGAAGGAAAGCACCAAAATGAAATAAATCGAGAGAATGAAGATATATTGAAATATGGCTATAAGCAAAGAATTGAAACAGGGTTTAATGACAGTGGAAGTGCAATGAGATATTTTTATTCTGCAAAGGCTAGCAAGAAAGATAGAGATGAGGGGCTAGACAATTTAAATGATGGATTATTAAGAAGAGTACGCCCTGATAAAAATGATGACAAACCAACAGGTTTAAACAAAGACCCACGTTTTGCACCAGTCGTTAGAAAAAACATCCATCCAACTTGCAAGCCAACTGAATTAATGCAATATTTAGTTAGATTAGTTAGCCCAAAAGGTGCAACGATTTTAGACCCTTTTATGGGTAGTGGTAGTACTGGAAAAGCTGTAATGTTTGAAAATCGTGAGCGTGATGCCAATTATAAATTTATTGGTATTGAATTGACAGATGAATATTTGCCGATTGCTCAAGCACGAATAGAATATGCACGTGATAAGTTCAAGTACGATCTAGAGCAAGAAAAAGTTACAAAGGGCAAACAAAATATATTTGATTTTATGGAAAGTGAGGAATAACTATGAAGAAAATTAAAGAAAATATAGATTTAAAAGAATTAGAAAAATATGGTTATGAAAAAGAAAATGGAATGTATGTTAAACATACAAACGACACAGTTTTTGGTGGTCATGTAGTTATTACTATTAATGCTTATGCAAAAATTATAGATGTATGTTATTGTTGGACTTGCTTTTCTAAAAAATCATATTTTTCACACCCATTATATTCAACTATTATGATAAATGGTGAACCTGTTGAACCAGAAAAATACATTATAGATTTAATAAAAGCAGGTTATGTGGAGGAGATATAATGGGAAAACAAATAATATTAATATTTAGAAGAAAATGTGGAATGTGGGTTGTTTTTTATGATAAAAATTTTGGTTTAAAAGATAATGAACAATACGTTTGCGACTTAACACCAAAACAAGTTTTACAAATTATGAATAGCGAAAGTTACCAACGTTCAATTAATGTTGAGACTGAAGTTGTTGATGAATTAAGGATTGAGTATAAAGAAAATAAATATTTTTTTGGAAAGTTGGAAAGGTAGAATAAATAATGAAAATAACAGATTTTAAAAAAGGTGCTATAATTAGAAGAAAAAGGTGGGAAGATAATATATTAATTTCTCTTAATAAAGATACTGGTATTGTTGATTTTTATATTAATGGTGTTGTAACTGGTGAGAAGAAATTAACAATTGAGGATATTACAAGTGATGATTGGGAATTGGCTGGAAAGTCAACTCAAGTATGGAAACCTGAAGAAGGCGAAACGTATTTTTATATTAATTCATTAGGTGTTGTAGAATCTGAAACATACGACTCGGATACTTATATAGACTACGCTCGGTTAGAATTTACTAATATATTTAGAACTGAAGAAGAAGCAAATATAATGGCTAGAAAATTACAAATCATTGCAAAATTAAGAAAATTATCTAATGTTGATTTTAATGAAGATTTTGATGAACAAAAATGGTATATCACATATAATCATAGAACAGAATCAATTGAATGTGACACCACCTATAATGTACAAAGAATGCCTTTTTGCATTTATTTTAAAAATCAAGAAGATTGTGGAAAAGCAATCGACACCATAGGTGAAGAAAATTTGAAGAAATATTATTTTGATGTAGAGGAGGTATAATTATTAAAGATGAGTATATATGAAGATGAAAAAATAGAAAAAATTACTGATAGGATAAAAAAAGTTGGGAGCCTGCTTTATCAAGATTTAACAACATATATAACAGCTATTAATTTAGCCTTTGGCAAAGGTAATTCTAAAAGACAAGCGTTTAACTATGTTATGATAACTGCATTATATGAAAGTTCATACCATAGTACATGTTATTTAAAATTAAATGATATAACTGATATTAAGTTTGATGAGGAAAACGAGAAAGAAATTATAATAAAGTATGGTAATTTTGATGATCCTAAAGTAGGACTATATTTACACATAGAGAAGGGGGAAAGTCATTATATGTATTTGGTTGATACTGGCATATATTTTGCGTTTGAAAGACTTGAGTTATTAGTAGCAGAATTTTTAATAGAGCAATCAAATAAAAATAATTTATTATACGTTTTTAGAGATAAAGAATTTAAAATAGAGTATGAAGACTAAATTTAAAAATATTATTTTGAGGTGGTTAATGATGAAAAGAAAAACTAAATTATTTATTATTAATAAAGGCATATTAATTGACAAACTTGTACCTTATAGAAAAGTAAGTAAAGATTTATACTTAATAAAGCTTGATGATGATAACAGAAGTCTTATTGATCATTACAATCAAATACAAAATGATAAATTGTATAATGAAATGCCTTATTTAAAATGGTGGTATGTTGATCGTATTATAGTTGATAAATACGGTAAATTCTGCGGTTATAAGTTTAGCAAAGAAGTAGGTTATAGTTATCCGATTAAACATTATATTGAATGTTATGAAAAGTTTAAAAAAGAAATTGATTTTGAAACATACAAATCAAAGCAATTAATGGAGTATGTTGCTTACAAAAATAAAATAGGTAAATATGAAGAGGAGGAAGAATAATGACAGATTTAGAAATAATTAAAGAACAATTAAACAAAATGAATTTAAAAAATGTAGATATTCGATATTATGATGATTATATTTTAATGAGAATACATATTTCTGGTATATATTATCATGAGGTATATTTTAATTTAGATGGTTCATTCAAGGAGGAGAACGAATAATGAAAAGAAAGATAAATTTAATAGTATTATTAATAGTTATTATTACAACAATATTTTTATTTAGTTGTAGAAAAGTAGATACAGTCAAATATAATATTCAAAAAGATGCGGATTATTTTAATGTGTATCGAAAAATGACTTTTATCAATTTAAGAACAGGCGAAGTTTTATATGAAGCACAAGGCTATTTTAGTTTGCAAGATACTTCAAGAGGAGAAATTGGCGTAATTTTCAGAGTTTCAAAAAATGAGTATAAAATTAATTACTTTTCAAAACACGAAAATGTAGCGTATATTATCGAACAAATTGAAAATACACACACAAACCCTTATTATTGGGAAATTAAAGTTTATGCAGTTTTACCAAAATTACAAACTGACAGCGAATACGAAAAATAATCATTGGGTGGGAATATGAATAATTGGAAAGAATATAGGATTTATAAAGAAAATGTAAGGAATCTTCAAGATACATTACAACGTGCTAGAGAAAGAAACGAACAAGAATATTGTGCAACAAATAGAATTGTAGGCATAGGCACAAAACAACTAGATTGTTATGATCTTGACATTTTTGAAAAAGCAACACCAATGTTGGTAGATTGTAGTAATTTCACTTATAAAGAATTTGCAGATGGGAAATTATATTTTTGCCCTAAATGTTGTAATATGATTACAAAAAGCTATTTTTATTGCCCTACTTGTGGACAACGTTTGCTATGGACAAATATATACGATAAGAAGGCAACAACTGAAGATAACGAAAATGTAAAGAAAGGAGAATGATTTAGAATGAAACAAGCAATATTAATGAATTTTAAGCCTAAAGAGGTTCAAAAAATTTTAAATGGTGAAAAAACCCTTGCTATTTTAAAAACAATGCCAAAATGTGAATTACCAATAGATGTTTATATTTATTGCTCAAGAGGGAAAGGAACAAAAAAATCACCATCTTTATGTGCTACTCCTCATATAAATTGTAAAACTTTTGCTCCAATAACATATACATATAGTTTAAATGGATGGTACGAACCAAATTCATCACCAGTTCTTCAAATTTTAGATGGAAGAATTGTTGCAAAATTCACTTTAAAAGAAGTAGTTGGGTTTGAAATTGATAAAGAAATTGATACAATAAGACTTGATAATATTACTAGATTGTGTTTTGAAGAAAAATCACTAGAAGATATGACACAAATTAATTTTGAAGAAATGAAAAAATACTTGGATGGTAAAAAAGGTTATGTATGGTATATTGATAATCTTGAAATTTTTGATGAACAATTGAAATTAAATCGTTTTTGGGTTGAATGTGATTCTGAAACTGGTAAAGATTGCAAGCATTGTTCTTTTTTTGTTTGTGAAAATAATGAAAGCGTAGGTCATGAAGAATGGTGCTATAGTGAACACGATCATATGAGAAGATTGAAAAAAGCACCATCAAATTATCAATATGTATGGGTGGAAGAAAATGCAGATAGAAAAGATTAAGCAAGAATTACAAAGCACTTTAGAAGAAATAAAAAAAGTTTATGAAGAAAACGATGCGTTAGTAAAACCTAAAACTTTAAATGATGGCAAATACATGCAAATGATTAATACCAAGTTAAGATTTATTTTAGGCAATCCAAAAACTAACAAAATTATGTCAACCAAAGAAGCAGATGAATATTATTTTGACAAAAAAAAAG